GCACTTGGACTTATACTTGGTGACTCCGAAGCACTTGGACTTATACTTGGTGACTCCGAAGCACTTGGACTTATACTTGGTGACTCAGATGCACTTGGACTTATACTTGGTGACTCAGATGCACTTGGACTTATACTTGGTGACTCCGAAGCACTTGGAGATATACTTGGAGACTCTGAGGCACTCGGACTCACACTTGGGGACTCTGAGGCACTTGGAGATATACTTGGCGATTCTGAAGATGATGGAGACACCGAAGCACTCGGAGATATTGAAGGTGACTCGGAAGCACTTGGAGATATACTTGGTGACTCCGAAGCACTTGGAGACACCGAAGCACTCGGAGATATTGAAGGTGACTCTGAAGCCGAAGGAGATATTGAAGCCGAAGCCGAATGAGATATACTTGGCGATTCTGAAGATGATGGAGACACCGAAGCCGAAGGAGATATTGAAGGTGACTCGGAAGCACTTGGAGATATACTTGGTGACTCCGAAGCCGAAGGAGACACTGAAGCACTCGGAGATATTGAAGGTGACTCTGAAGCCGAAGGAGACACCGAAGGTGACTCGGAAGCCGAAGGAGACACCGAAGGTGACTCGGAAGCCGAAGGAGACACTGAAGGTGACTCTGAAGCCGAAGGAGATACTGAAGCACTTGGACTTATACTTGGGGACTCCGAAGCTGACGGAGACACCGAAGGAGATATTGAAGCACTTGGACTTATACTTGGTGACTCGGAAGCTGACGGAGACACCGAAGGTGACTCGGAAGCCGAAGGAGATACTGAAGCACTTGGACTTATACTTGGGGACTCCGAAGCTGACGGAGACACCGAAGGTGACTCGGAAGCCGAAGGAGACACTGAAGGTGACTCGGAAGCCGAAGGAGATATCGAAGCCGAAGCCGAATGGGATATACTTGGAGACTCAGAAGATGACGGAGACACCGAAGCACTTGGGCTTATACTTGGAGACTCAGACGCACTCGGACTCACACTTGGTGACTCCGAAGCACTTGGGCTTATACTCGGTGATTCCGAAGCACTCGGAGATATTGAAGGTGACTCTGAAGCTGACGGAGACACTGAAGCCGAAGGAGATACTGAAGGTGACTCTGAAGCCGAAGGAGACACCGAAGCACTCGGAGATATACTTGGAGACTCTGAAGCCGAAGGAGACACCGAAGCCGAAGGAGATATCGAAGGTGACTCGGAAGCTGACGGAGACACCGAAGGTGACTCGGAAGCCGAAGGAGATATCGAAGGTGACTCGGAAGCTGACGGAGACACCGAAGGTGATTGTCCTGTAGTAAAAGAAACACTCCAATAGTCTGTTCTCAAATTTATTGTCACAGGTGGTGGCAATGAAGGTGACGCAGAAGAGCTTGGACTTACACTTGGCGATTCTGAAGATGATGGAGACACCGAAGCCGAAGGAGATATACTCGGTGACTCAGACGCACTCGGAGATATTGAGGCTGATGGAGATATCGAAGCCGAAGGTGATGGAGACACTGAAGGTGATGCAGATGCACTCGGACTTATACTTGGGGACACTGAAGGCGACTCGGAAGCCGAAGGAGACATTGAAGGCGACTCGGAAGCCGAAGGAGATATTGAAGGTGACTCCGAAGCTGACGGAGACACCGAAGCCGAAGGAGATATCGAAGGTGACTCGGAAGCTGACGGAGACACCGAAGGTGAAGGCGACATTGATGCTGATGGTGAAACATCCGTGTCTAATAATGGGAAATGCACGACTGTCAATCTTTGTCCATAACCAGCAGTGACATAAGCATCATTATGATACCACCTAATATCATCAGACCCATTTAATAAAACATGGTCTTGTAAATAGTCAACAATATAGGGACTTGCCTTATTTGTCACCTTTATGTGTGAAACACAATCTGAGTCATACCCGGAAGCCACAATATCCGTTCCGGGAAATACAATTGCAACTGTCAGCACTCTATCTAATATTGTATCATGTTTGACATACCCTTCTATATAAGGGACATCTACATTACTTGCATTTACTATATTGATACAATTAGCATTGCCATCAGGAGCATATAAATAGTCATCATCAAACTCCGGCAAACCACCCAAATTTGTCATTCTTAACAACACAGGGTCATCTAATTTATAAACAAATGACATACTTGCAGGATTGGAGACATTCATAACTGTGATACAATCACTGCCACGACAAGCAATATAAAGCCTTCCTGTCCCCGGTTTGTATGAACAGGTTAATGCTCCATCCAAATTTGTAGCATCCTTATAACTGCTTATTATATAAGCAGTGGACGGATTGGTCACATCAATAGCTGTTATACACTGTCCCATATAACCACAAACAAACATAACACGGCCATAACCACCAATGTTGTCAACAATAGCAGCACCAACACATCCCGTTAAGTAACCATCTTCATCAGGGCCGTTGGTTATTGACTTGACCAATTGTATATTTGAAGGACTTTTTATATTAAATAAAAGGACAGTATTATCATAAACAGCACAGATATAAGCAATGTCACCAATGACCTTAACAAAGTCTGCACCAGCAAGGGGTATTGCTGAGCTATCAAGCTTTTGGTCAAGTACAGGGCCAAGATTATCAGGGTCAGCAACACTTAGTGTTGTAAATGAATTACCTTGTGACGCTGTTTGATAGGCAATTAGATTTCTTAAATCAACCCATCCAGTTTGTGACCAATTCACATCATAAAAATCGTCACGTATATATGGGTCATATATACTTGGACTTATTGAAGATGATGGAGATACCGAAGCTGAAGGAGATATTGAAGGTGACTCAGACGCACTTGGGCTTATACTTGGAGACTCAGACGCACTCGGACTCACACTTGGTGACTCCGAAGCACTTGGGGACACTGAAGGCGACTCCGAAGCACTTGGAGATATCGAAGGCGACTCCGAAGCACTTGGAGATATCGAAGGTGAAGGAGATATACTCGGAGACTCGGAAGCTGATGGTGAAATACTTGGAGACTCTGAAGCCGAAGGGGACACCGAAGCTGAAGGAGATATTGAAGGTGACTCAGATGCACTTGGGCTTATACTCGGTGACTCCGAAGCCGAAGGAGACACTGAAGGTGATGCAGATGCACTTGGGGACACTGAAGGTGACTCAGATGCACTTGGACTCACACTTGGTGACTCCGAAGCCGAAGGAGACACTGAAGGTGAAGGAACAACTAATGTATAGGAATAAGTAAAGTTTGCCCATGCAAGACCTATATTGACATTGTCCCATCCAGCAGATTTAGCTGTGCATTGAAATCTTATTTGCAAACCATTAAGAAATGCTGATTTGTCACTGGCGGCAGAATATTTAGTCTGCATTGCCGATGTATAATCTTTAGTTGTCAAACTCGTTGGTAGAAGATTTCCTGAATTGAATGTCTCCAATACTTCCCATGCTGTAGTCTGAGGATTATATACTTCTAAAGTATATGTATCATTTACGTGTTCTGAGTTGACATCAAAAAATCTAACTCTAAAATCTGTCAGTCCAGTTACATCGGGGGACTGTGTAATGTCTTGAAAATTACCACCACCATAAATTCCGGTAGCAACAAAATCGGAAGTATAAGCATAGTTGTCATCTTCAACATAAGCATTCGAGTCATTCGTCCATGTTATTGATGCATTGACATCTAAAGCACTTATATTTCTTTTTTCAGTCGCCACTATTTAGCTTCCTGATAAACCCTACAAGATATACGATTATTATCATCAAAATAATGACTCAGATTTGTAGTCTTTGTCCCTATCAATGTAAAATCAACATTAGCAGCAGCCACACTATTACTATTAAGTGTCTCCCAAACATTTGAATTCCTGTTGAAAATTTGTAAATAAACTGTTGATTGTGTAGGAGCCACATCCGACTGTCCATTCCATGTCACACTAATATTCTGCTGTGATGTATTCTTATCCTTAAATAAGAATATCGAAAACTCATCCGTAGCACTTTGTAGCACCCTAACCGAATCATCAGCAGCGATGTCGCTATATTCACTCTCCGTAAAAGCATTCTCCAAATCATTGTCATTATCTGTTGGTAATGACATTTCACTCCCTCTTGAATAAATTGCCAGTGGGTCACCACTAAGAAGTATAATATCACTCCAATCAAACATAATAAATGGTGACCTATATAATTCGGCAACCTCATTATCACTTAAAGCCCCTTTGATAATTACAATATGGTCTATGTCACCATTGAAATCATACAATTGACTCCAATCACATCCTATCTGTATTGTATCAATAGCAGACATTCCACCTGAATCCCCATAATTTGAACCTTTATTTCCCCCGTCTATATAAGCATGTCTCTCAAATTGTGACACAAAAACACCAACACATTGATGCCATACTCCAATTTCCATTGATTTTGTCGCCGTAGCATAGACAGTGGCACTACCACGTTGATTAGCAAGAATTTCTCCACTCCCTAAACCATTCAAATCTAAAATACATCTTACAGGGGTACTGTCCTTATTCACACATATTGGTATGTGGTCTGTGGACAATTGATTTGAACGACACCAGACAATAAGACTCATTGGTATTGAATCTATCTTCGGATATTTGACACTGTGCATAAAATTAGTGTTAGCATTAAAACTATGTCCTTTTCCAAACTTACCCTCTGTCCATACTCCCGTCCCTGCCGTTTTGTTTGATACAGTATTATCGACAACATTATAAACGAAGTCACCACCACCCTCATTGAAAAGATACATAGCTATTGTCCGTCTTGAGTATTTGTTATACGGATTAAGCCTTGCACCCAAAGGTGGCTTTAATATTTTTCTTTCTGGCAATACTAATGATGACATAATCAAATCTCAAAATTAACGGCTGCTCCTTTGTTTGTTCCGGTTGTTGCCACTTCTAAAACAGCAACTAAAATACAATGCTTTGTAATACTGAAAGCAGATAAGTCACTCGGCCATATAACATTATCTGGTGACTCTTCCATATAAAGATAAAAAGCTCCATCAGTGCTTGTCTGGTCTGATATAATTTTGAAGACACCTTTGAGTCCACAAAATTTATCAGAAGAATTATTATGAACGTCACCAGCAGCCTCACCATCAACTGCTATTGTCTCTCCTGTATTTAATATGGATGTGCTGTCCTCAATAGCTGTCCCATAAGCCATAGCCCCGGCTGTCATCTTCCAAGGTGTAGCTTTGACATCAACTCTTGCACCATTGGCATAAGTCAATATCTGGTCGGTTTTATTAAGCACTCTAAATCTATAGTAAGCAGGAAGCATATTTTATCCCTTTCATTTCTCTAAACATTCCTTATAATAGTTGACAACAAATCCTCAAAACAACCTTCGGTCTGTCCCCATCCCGGAACACCATCACTTTCTGTCCATCCTCTACAGGAACGCTGTGACCTAAACTGGTCTTGTCTCCATCGACTTCTTGTGAGATTATGTTTGTGACGTATATCAATATTTGGATAGTCACTCATAAATGATTCAGCTTTGAAGTCATCAATACCTCTTGGCGTTGAATGTGTCCCCGGCTCATATCCCATTCTATTATTATAGCCTTCACGTTCCACACGCTCAATCCTCTTGGCATAATGCTCTCCAAGCAATCCACTATAAGCAACAAGTCCCGATGTCTGCTGTGTTATATAAAATAAAGCATGTCCCGACTCTTCATCGACCTTCCAAGTATTGACATTATAATAATAAACATCATCCCTTGGTGGAATAAATTCAAAGTGACTCGGATGATAAAGCATATCATGTTCACATAAAAATACATAGTCACACTTGATATTACAAAGTCCCTCAAATATCTGCTTAAACATTGTGAGCCTTCCACGCTTTTCATCAAGCACAATATTCAAGTCCCCAAACTCAATCGGGTAAAGACTAACAGAGACAATCGGTATTCCATTGCTTATATGAAGCAATTGATTGCGTGACGCCATAAGAATCCGTTCACTGGCTCTATTATCGGTATAATAAACAATTCCCTTTTTTGTCTCTTCTTCTTTTGGGATTATTTCATCAAGGGTCACTTCCTTTACAGCATCCAAATTCATTTTGTCCCATCCGGGAAGTGGAGCAAAATGATTAATAAGCCAATTCAAGGGCCGCTTTGCTCCGGGCCATTTATCATTAAGCCACAAGTCACGTGAATACACTCGTGCATAATCTGTCTCAGCTTGACTTAATGGGTATGGAAACTTGAATGTGTCTTGTGTTCTGAATAGATGAGCAAACCAAGTTTTCTTATTGACAACTTGACGCCCTCCGCTAAGCCAAGTTTTACAAGCAAGCTCCACACCCATTTGTCCCCAAGAACCATGTCCCTCATCCATCCCTCCAAGCTCCCAATATCTGTCTCTTTGCAAAAACCAACAAGCCCCCAAACATGTCATTTGGTCTGCTATATCAGGCTTAGTCTGCTCAGGTCTGTAGTTGTGGCTATAGTATTCCTTTGTTTTGCGAATGTCTCCATCTATTATATAAGGTTCAAGAGCATTCCTGTCAAAGTATCGGAATTTCAATGTAGTGTCAAACCACATAAAGTCACTTGCATGTTTTTTAGGACGCCAGATAATATCCATGACAAGATTTTTACTCTTGCATTTTTCATTTTGGCAAATTATTTTACCTTGACTATTTCTCCTACCACAATCTTGACATACCATATCAAAGGCATGAAGATTATACATCCGGGGGACAACTGTCCAGTCATATTCACAATCAGCCATAAGCTTGACATCGAAGCCCTCATCCAATATACAATGAGCGTCAAGCTTCATTATATACTTGGCGTTTGAAACTCTCACCCCTTCATTGCAAGCCTGTCTCTGACCTATTGATGACGAATGATGAATAATTGTCAAGTCCTGATTATCTTCAATACTCTCTTCAGGCCAATAACCATCAAGAATAACAATAACTTCAGTTTTGCCACGTTTCTTGTTAAGGGCATCTTCTATTGTCCTTTTCAAAAACATTTCATTCCTTGCCGGAATTATAACACTTAAATCATAATTTGTCACTGACATAGCTGCTCTCCTTACCATCCGGGCATAGGCATAAATTTATCAATGAGCCATTGTAGAGGATATTTCTGCTTTGGCCCATTATCTCCATCTACCCATACCTTTCTTAAATAGTCACGTCCCTGCTCTTGTATTCCTTTTCGCAAAGAGTATCCACGACCAAACCTTGTCCCTTTGTGTAGATGTGCATACCATGTTTTTTTATTCCTAACAACACGTCCACCACTCAACCATGTCCGAAAACCAATCTCCTGAGCCTCATGGTAAAAGTGACCATAACCCAAATCAAAACCACCAAACTCCCAAAAGTAGTCACGATGACAAAACCAACAAGAACCTTGGAATGTCATCAGGTCATCAATCAAAATATTCTTCCTTGCTTCCCCTCTTTCTCTCCACCACTTCCCTTGATATCCCGGTTCAGTGTCACTTGGCTTTGTTAAATATAAGTGGTCGAATATTTTCCACTCTATTCTTTTCCAGTTATCAATGTCAAGAGGATATCGTCGGGGGACAACAATCCAATCATATTCAATGTCCTGCTGAAGCTTAATGTCAAAACCTTCATCCATTAAGCAATGAGCATCAAGCTTCATTATATATTTGGCGTTTGTTGCTGCCACCCCTGCCATTATAGCAGGACGCATACCACGCCTTTGTCCCAAATGTATAATATCAACATCCGGGTGGTCTTCTATCGGTGGATTAGGCCAATAGTCATCAAGGACAGCGATGATTTGAATTTCACCCACTGCACTTTTGAGTAAGTGGTCAATGGTCGGTTGCAAAAACCGTTCATTTCTTGCCGGTAATATTATAGCAACTTTGTCCATCATCCAATCTCCTTAAACCATAATTTTTGTCCCCAATACTTCAATACAAGGTCTTTTGCATCACCCCAATACTCTTCTTTGTAATGAGGATTGTCACCTGTTCTTTTCCGTCTGCCTAAGTATTCAGCCCCTAAAGCATACAGATGGGAAAAGACTATTGAAGGGTCACTCGCTCTGTACTCTTCAATATTCCTCTTTGTCACTCCAAGCTGTCTATCATATCGTCCCGGCTCAGCAAACCATTTTGCTTTTTTGTCCAAATCAGGAATGGATAATTTTTCAATTAATGTCTCTATCATCAAGTCCCTTGGAGCTATACATGTCCACATACAAGCCCTATGCTTATAACTATAAACAGGGTTACGATGCCATGTATAAACACCTAACTTATTCATATCATAACCAAAGCAATTATCCAATGGTCTGAATCTGAAGTGACTTAATGAATAAAGAGCATCATCTTCACAACAAGCCACATACTTTGTCCTTGCTGCAAGTGCCCCAATTAAAATCTGTCGATAGATGTTATAAAGTGATACACCAAAATTGTCTCCCATTACGATATTAGAACTAAAATTTATGGGCTTGCGTGACACACTAATGATATTAGGCATAACAGACAACCTACATAATTGAGCCATAAGATTGTCACGTATTCTTTCCGCAACTTCTTCAGGAAGTCGATTTGATGTATAGTAAATTATAGTTAAGTCATTCATTATGCTGCTCCTGTATTTTTCAGCCCTGCTTCCTTGGCTATAATGGCAAGCATTTTCTTTCGTTCCAAACGTGCCGGGAATTCAAGAAACTTTGCCATCTGTCCCTCACCCCTTGCTCGGAAGTAAGGCTTTTGTCTCGGTGGTTTATTTCCATACTTTTTCTTATATAGCCTCCTTGTCCTTCTTACTCTTGCTATCTCAGCGGCATGTTTCCGATTAAATGACTTCCCATGTGCAGCATTAAGATTCTCATGGACATACGCTGCATAACCGGCTGTATATCCCACAACAACATCAGTCCTGAAGCCCACACCAAAAGCACGAGTAAAAGCAGAATTCTTAAGAGTCCCTTGGTCAACAGGGACATATTCTTTCTGGCTCACCCTCTGCAAATGAAGTCCCGCTTTCTTCAAACCAATGGCACATTGCAGACTGTGATTCTTTGCAAACTTCTTGGCGTTGCGAATGACTTCATTAACGCCTTTCAGTTTTGTCCCCATCATAGCCATTATAAATATGCCTTCCTCAAATACTCAGTCTGTCTTAGATTTGGTGTTTTATCAAAACGTCTGATTTCCAAAGCACCTGTATTGTTCCGTGGGACAGTTTGGTCGGTGACTTCAGCTAACGTTCCATTAAACAGAAAACCCTTGACATCAACATCCTGCGAGACATACACTTCAGATTGTGATGTCCATTGCTCACCATTAGGCTCAACAAACAATCTTGTCTTGTCCACCCATCTACAACTTAATTCAATTGGAGTGGTGAAAGCAGGATTACCAAAATCATCATAAGCAAGTCCCCCGGATTCATTGGACTTCAAAGCCCAATAAACACATGTCCCTTTCAACATTTTTGTTATAATACTCATAGCTAACCTGTTATTTTACTTTTAAGTATTTCAAAAACGGCAAGGACAATACCACCACCTGTCAATCCACTTCCAATTGCTATGCCGATAGAAATACAAATGAACTTCAATATACTACGTCCATAGGGACAAACTTTAACATGAGTCTTAATCATTTCTTTTGTCACTTCAGCAGCAATTTGGGCACACAAAGCTTTGTCTCCATTATCCAGCATTTATATATCTCCTAATCAAGTCCCAAGCTTTCAAGCTCAGTTTGGCTCTCAATGCCTACGTGGTGTATGCCTATTGTCTTCTTCTTTCCTTTGTCCGTTCTGATGTCAAGTGCTGCAAGTCCCCCATTAGTATCAAGTCGCATAGCTGCCTGACCAAACACAGTCTGTCTAAATCCCAAATCTATCCTGTGCTGATAAGTGACAGCCACATCGCCAGCTTTTTCAGAAGCAAATCTTGGGTCACGCATACAAATGAAATGAGCAGCAAGGTTTCTTTCGATTAATTCAAGTCTTGTTGTAGAGTAGCCTATTGATGTGTCACCACAGCATTCAGTAGTCAACTCATTAGCCATTGTAATGAAGACATCGAAATCTGTAATAGAGACATCGACTTCTAATAATTTTTTGACTAATTCTTCGGAAGTCCTTGCTGCCATTTCATTTTTCCTTTCAATTACGGCTGTGTGACATTCTCAACAGCCTTGTCCACAGCCTCAGCCAAGCCTTGTGTCCCTTCTCGTGCTGCATCCTGAATATTACTGGCATTGTCAATTTTGATTTGCTCTTCTAACTTGCTGAAATCTTCACCTGTCAACATTGTATCTTGGCAAATCTTTTGACAAAATTCCCTAACAACACTTGGAACACCTGCTCTTTTGACAGCGAGAAATTCAACCATCCTTATAGCTGATTTCTCATTGACTTTTCCTAACATGATAAAACCCCTTTCTCTTTTTCCAAATAGTTAATTATGTTGTCACAACATATCATTCAAGAGGGAAGTAAAAGACAGGCCCGGCGACAACTCGATATTTGTCAACATCTTCCCGGTCAAGCACTTCCAATGCCCGGTCAAAACTCCTTATTTGAAATTCAGTATTAAATTTTATTCCTTGAATGATATATTCTGTCCCGATATAAGGGCCATACATAATCTCGTCATTATTGAAAGTCCCAAAGCCACCAATATAAGGCTTGCCAAGTAAACCTGCACCGTTCGGGTCAGCAACTAAATCCTGTGCTATAAATAGACCATGTGCGGAATCCGGGCCGTGACCTTCAAAGTAGTGACTTTGATAGCCAAATTTCAAATGACCTGCCTTTATACCCACGCGTCCTACAGTTTCATTTATGGCCGTGTCATTGTCTGGATTTTCTTCTATGTCCGGCCCGGTCAGGACTGATGCCAAAACCTGTGGATTTTCCAATTGACTACAGCCAACCAGAAAAGCACAAGTCAATGACATCAAAGACATCAAAATTAACAAAACTAACCCTTTCATTGTACTGTTCCTTTCTTCTTTGCTATTTGTCGGCCACCAATTCCAGCAAGGCCCAAAACTAATCCAGTGACCACAGGATTAGCAACACCAAAAGTAAATGCACTCAGAATTCCCAAACCAACGGCTGTCACTTCATAAGCAGGATATCCTTTATCCTGTAGTGACCGAAGTATGGGGAAATCTTTCAGCCTTGCCACAATAAAGGGAATTAAAGCAATAAGTGACAACACACCACCACTCGCTTGTATTCCCAACTTTGACAGAATATCAAGAACTTCGGGGCTACTTTCCATTGTGACTCCTTTCTTTCCAAAATTTATCAAAATCAAGCTTCGGGAAAACCTCTAATCTGCTTCCATTGGTGACATTGTATATTTCTCTGTCACCAAACTTGCTTTTCCAATGCTTCCCACAAACTCTAAAGCCTTCCTGCCATCTTCTAAAGATGTCCTCTCCGGGGTCATCAAGTGTATTTGGATGCCAGTTACTTTCACCATCCGGTGACTTACCTAAATCAAAGCCAAGCAAAAATACTCTTTTAGCTCCGAGCAATAAAGCAAGGTTCAAAGCTGAAGAGCCTGTATTTGAATTCCAGCCAAGAGCATTTTTGTGAAGACCAACTGCCTGTCTCTCCATTCTCTTAAGCCAAGGCAGATGTGTATTGCACAATTGGGGACAGTTTGATACTACCAAACCGCCCTGATTGACATACCTTTCAAGCCCTTTGCAATGCAATTCAAACCACTGATAGTCACCAAAGACACATATATCACAAATCAATGTCCCAAACTTATAAGCATCATTACAACCTATAACATATTCGTTTACAAGACATTGATAATCAAATCCCTTCAGTGACGGCCCGCCGCCGTAAATGAAAGCATCTTCATCTTTCCAACAGGTTGTTTCTGGCATCCACAACACGTTCTGTCCCTATTCATCGTTGTCATCGTCGTCATCGTCGTCGTCGTCATCGTCATCGTCATCATCATCGTCGTCGTCATCGTCGTCGTCTTTTTTCTTCGATGATTCCTTGGTCTTGGAAGTTTTCTTTTTGGTTTTCTTGCCATCACTGTCATCGTCATCATCTTCTTCAACAAAGAACTTATCCAACCACTCAGAAAGCTTTTTGCGTTTCATGCCCTTACCGATGACTTTTTCTGTTTCGACATCAATCACAGTAAAGAAACCAGCCTTATGAAATACACGTATATTTGAACCTTCGATACGCCCATCCACAAAGTTAGTCACTTCATTGCCATACTTTGCAAACATGACGTCCTGTTCAGAAGGGGGAGCGACATTAGCTTTATTGTCGCTCCCCTGTATGACTTCAGATGGAGCAAGAAAATCAAGTCTCTCGAATTTCCCCTTAAACACTTCGTCAAGGGCCATATCGGATTCCACCACATTTCCAGCGTGACCTTCAGGTACTTTCTTAACATCTTTAGCAACATAGGTATTGCCGTCACTATGATGGTGGATACCATGTCTTAGCAAAAACTTTGCCATAGTAATGTCCTTTCCAATAACATTTTCAATTTATATTCTCTTTGTGTCACATTACGAAGTAGAGCCGTGATTAATCCCGGTATTACCATTCATGTCTGCTCGTAACTGCGGGACTAATATTGCCATGACTTTGAAATTCTGCATTAGACCACCAACTGTGTCCCATTGCAACGTAGTCACATTCATGCCAATGACTTCTCGAATGACATCAGAACTCATCTGGACAAGTACAACATCATACCCGGTCAGATAATCCAATGTGCGAACGTCACTAATCATTTCGATTTTGCGAATTCGCTCACGGACAGTAATCGGATAATTCGTTGTATAGTCATTGTCCAAATATGCGTTCCATGCACTTGCGAAGTACAGCATATAAGGGCCGTAGTGGTAAGCATCCTCAAGGTCTTGACGCATAAGCAGGACTTCACCAAGCAGCGTTGCCCCTGTCCATGCACTGTCAGTAGGAGCAGTGATTGTACGAGTTACACGTGACGGAAAATTGGTCATGCCGTAAATCGTACCGCCACCATAAGCATAGGAGCTTGCTGTCCCTAACAGGAGCTTTTCGGCTTGCTCAGCAACCTTCCGACCGCAAAGCTCAGCCATGCTCGTGTCAAGCGGAGAGCCGCCATTGCGTGACGCCAATATCTGCCGAAGGCTGAATTGAAAGTCCTTATGGATGATAGGCAACGGTAAATTCTGAATATCGAATTCCGGCCTGTCATCCGGGCCTTGTCTCAGCCCATCCATGCTGATAGAAGCATCATTGATGTCACCCATACGCTCAGTTTGCAGAACCGTATGAGCCATGCCATTCGGCATGTTATATGTCAAGCCAGCACCCACGATATCACTAACCGCCCTGAGTCTTGCCCGTGCTACCTTGACAATCATTTCGTCAAGGTGAATCCAATCTTCCTTGCGAAGCGTGGCTGTGGCATTGGTGACAATCGTTCTTTCCTTACCAGCGATATTAACGTCGATGCGTGACCTCCCATCCCTGCCCACAAATGGACGCAAGGCTCTTGGGTCACCATTCACCGCAAGTAATTTTTGGGCGACTGTCCCGTTGGCAATGCCATTGAGTATAAAACTTTGTTCCATTTTTATTCCCTTTCATTGATTTCAAATTTTTATCATTCGCATCTGGCAAAGGAAGCTAATGACATTCAATTTAACAATCGCCTAATTACACAATGACTCGTGCAGCGATAAGGGTGTCTGAAGAACCCGATGCCGATAAGTCCAAAGCCTCTTCAGTGACAAGCATACGTCCCCTGCCACCAATTGTGACACCACTGGAAACATCAGTATCAACTTTGAACTTGCCATTACCAGCACTAATCAACTTAGAGCCAATGACAGCAGTTTGCCCGGCTTCGAGCAATACATTGAAGACAGCCCCAGTGACAGGAATTCCATAGAAGACAATCTCACCACTGGTATAAACGTCATCCACCGTTTTGCCCTGAAGAGCATCTTCCATAACAATAGCACATTCAGCATTGCCGCCTTCGGTGTCATGCACAACAACTGCCCCGGCACTATTAAGCATGACAAGCATTCCCGGATAGATACCGGCTGCACCAGCACTGGCTTCCTCATGTCTCCAATCACCTTTGGAATGAATTCGGTTCGCCATAATTTTTTCCTTTCGTTAATTATACTTTTATCTTTATGTCACAAACAGTTATCTCTTCATCATCTACAGGTTAGTTATCCTGTTGACTCCAATTCATCTGAGGGAGGCCGAGCGGCTCTTCATCAACACCGTCACCAGATGCGGACTCATTGGCAATTGCACCCTGTCCGATATAGAGCGGTATGTGATTCTGAACCGTGTGACTCTGCTCCGGGACTTCGGCCAGCTTCGCCAGTGCCGTCAACTCCGCCAAATCCTTCATTTCAAGATGCTGCTTACTGAAGGTGTTATTCTGATTAGTCATAATCTTTGTAATCAGTGTTGCCTTGGCGTTTTTGTGGGCTTGTAGTCCCGACCTCAACATGTCCCTGTATTCAGCCGGGACATCGTTGTTGATGAACTGCTCGACAGTCTTTTGCTGATTAGCCGCCGGTTTCTCCACCTGTTTGTCATCCCCTTGGGAATTATCGGCACTATCATCAGCATTGTCAGTAGCAGAGTCATCAGCATCTTGCTCTTCATTCGCAACGGGACTAAAGAGTTTCAATTTCTCTTCATCAAGTCCCATCAAAAAGTCCCTGTGGTCTTCTGTCCATTGGGTACTTTCGTTGGAAATCAGAGCATCAACAATCTGCTTCTTGTCCATATTAATTTCCTTTCGTATAAATGTCTCTAACTTATTACCTACGTATGTTCCTGCCGTAGTACGATACTCGATGACACGAACGACCTCTTCAGGTATGTCATCCAGTTGAATCTGTCCATCCTTTTCTGAATAGCCGAGCATAAATAACTTGCCACCATCTTCATAAATGACAAAGTTATCATAAACCTCTTCAATCCAGAACATGTCATTGCGTTCAAACAAGGCCGACTGAATAAGTGACCTTATATTGTCGTGTGACATTTCAAGAGCATGAAGTTTATCTGTGTCAATCCCGGCTGCTTGCATTTTTTCAAAATACATATCAGCCCAAAGCCTGCCAATACGCAGTGACTTATTTTTAGCATTCACCCTCAGAAGTCCCGCCCCATCGTCTATAGAGCAAGCACCCTTGACATCCGGTAATATAGCCAAGTGGTCTGGTCTGTGATTGGAAGTGACTGCATCGTAATGTTCACCCTTCCAGTCCCCTTCTACTGGCTCAATATCAACATACAAACCTGTTGACAATTCGACCATCTGCCCATTTTCAAGTGCTGTCCCTATCCGCTCATCAATCATTTTTATCCTGTCCGGTTCAAGCCATGCTTCAGCTTTGAGTCCCGGCCCATGCTCTGTCTCTTCATACCGAGTATTAAGCACAACACCTATCTTTCGGCGTGACAGTATATCCGGGTCTGCTGCTGAAATGAATTCCCCATTGGCCTGTGGATGATAGACAACAATAGGTTTATGATTCCATGAAATAGGAGTCTTTGACATTTCATTGGCGGTATAAAGCAATGGGCCACCACTGCCCTCATGGACACCCTCAACAAGCATAATCATAGGGACAACAATATGGTCACGACCTTCCAATTCGGCGTGCCTTACATCTGTGGGCATAAGGTTACTGACTAAGAGTTGAGGGATACCCTTTTTCTTGGTATTAACCTCATTAGTCACTATCTTTGATTTCTTAGATTTCTTGCTCATAATCCAATCCTTTGTCACTGAACAGTTTTCGGGGGAAATAAAAAAGGAACTTCCGCCCAACGGGGAAGCTCCTTTGCCAGATACTTCACGCATAGAATATTATTGAACAATATCCGCTATGTCAAATGGAATTTCAACTTTTTTTGTTACCTTTGGGGGAATGGACACATCGGTGTACCATCCACGCTGAATTATTCCATCCTCAAACTTAAACTTAATTTCGCCGTAAAGCCCTTCATCCATTGCCTTTACAATCAAGGAAGCTGCATAATGAAGCTGTTCTGTGCTGATTTTACGCCGAGACATAGTCACCTAAAAAAAATTTTTATTTTCCTCAATTTTTTTCTTATGTACCTCTGAATCATCAACAAATTGCTCTGTACTGTCAATATTCATTAAGGCATTACGCAACAACATTTCAATCTGTAATTCGGTCTTACTTGTCACATCTATCTCATTAACAATCGACCTGTCACTACATTTTCTTATATATATTTTCATACATTATCCCGGTAATATAATTCTTGGCCCTTCCCTACGCTTCACGTCACCCATTCCCAAAAGCTCAAAAGCCTCAGTGTCATCCACGTAGCTCGGCACTTCTACGGTTTGATTTCTCATCAAGTCAACCATAGCATGTTCAATCTGCTTGGGATTCATTCCTGTCACCTTTTTCTTGCTGATGACAGTATTTGAGCCTTTGGCTCTGAGATAAACATACACATCATCGGATTGTTTCCTATTGCTCTTTTTCTTCTTTGACATCATCTGTCCTTTCTGTAAAAAACCTTGTCACAGCAATTGCCCCTTCAAATTAGAAATCAAACAATCCGTGACAAGGTTCGATTAAGAAATACTCATTTTCGCTTGCCACCTTTGCGACGACCACCTTTACGACGCCCACCGCCACCTTTACTTCCACCACATCCCATGTCACACCGCCTTTCTTTTAGGTCTTATCAAGATTGCATTCTTTACAAATCGTTTATATTTCCTGCTGCCGAGACATTTACGCTTAATGCCCAAGGGACAGCTTACTGTAATTGGCTTTTGTTCTCTTGCTCTTACCATTACCATTCTTTCCTTTCTTTATTTTGTATATGGTATCCATGCACAACGACAATTCGGATGTAAAGGAATAAGTCCCCTTGCCTTATCAATGGAGAAAGTCTCACCTTCCATAGCCCCACACTGAGGACATACAATGTCATCCCCTGCCGTTGACCACTCTGCTCTTAATTGTGTTTTCTTTATTCCTAATTTCTCAAATCCATCAAGCTGTCCCTCAGCATGAGCATTAATAATCTCAGTACGGGCCAATACTCTTGCTCTTGTCCGTGACAGCTTGCCTATCTGTTTAGCCATTGCCCTGCTTATCTTCTCCGGGGAATGACCATGTGACAATCCATCGCTAAGAATCCTGTTTAATTGTGCCGACATAGAAGTAGTGATGTCCTTAAGATTCTCAAAAGCACGTGTTGACAATAATTCAATTTTACTCAGCATTTCCGGTTGCATAAATGCTTGACGCAAAAACTCTTTTTTACTACCCATGAAAAAATCATAAGAGCCAGCTTTAGCCGGGGGAAGTGTGTCAATAAATGCTCGTGTCATTCCCTTCCTGTATGCAGAGTCAATATATTCGGCTGTCCAAGGCTTACCCTTCACGTCAACACTTAGAATCCCGGCATTGATTCTATCCTGTAGCCACTTTCGGAATGCTGCCGTTTTCTGCGGATTTGTCAAGAACTGGTATTGACGATAGGGGACTTGTTGTTGGATAATCAAGGGACTATCCGGGGCTGTCAATCCAAACGCATCATCCTTGACAAGAAATTCCCTGATTTCCCGATTGACTTTCTGGAAGCGTTTGTTCATCTGGCCTACAAACCTGCGGCGAAGTCCTGCTGTTCGTGACGGGTCATAATTTGCCATGTGTCATTCCCCATCCTTAGTCCAACTGTTATCTTGCATCTTGTTTTTCAACTCGTTCTTACGTGATGTCTCTTCACGAATAGAGACATCCTGCTCTCTTTGTGCCAAGTCATCCTCTCGTTCTTGGTCAAGCTCTTCATTATGTTTCTGCCGGGCTTCCTCTACCGCTTCAGCTTCTTCCTGTGACATCTTCAGAACCTTAGTGAAGAATTCCAGTGGTGGCATCACTGTCTCCACATCGTTTGCTGTGTACTTGCTCAGGGCATCCGACACCTTTTGAGCAACACTGGCAATGTCGTCATCGTTTGGTGTCTCCGGGTCAGGCCAATTGACTTCATATTCGGCTTCCTTTAATACGCCGATTTGCTGCAATCTATCAAGTGTCGCCCGGACAACGCAAGGTGACAAATAATTCTCTCGCCGTCTTTTCTTGCGTTCATTCCATGTTGACTTATCCTCACTACTGGCAAGCTTGGCTTCCTCAGAACCCATGAAGATTCTGTACGGGACACCGATTGTCATTGCTATAGCCTTGACCTGTGTGGTAAAGTGACCAACCGGGTCTGCTACCTGTGGTTGCAAGCTCTTGACACTCACACCCTCAATAGCCAGATATCTCTGAAGTCCCTCAGAATAATTCCGAAACTCTTCTTTCACAGAGTCAACATCTATTTCAGGGTCTTGAATGTCCGGGTTTATCTCCATTGCATAACCGGGAAATCCACCCTTCCAGAACATTTCACCTGAGCCAGCAAGAAGCTTCCGAACGTCAACAAGTCTGTTATACACAGGCTTCATACGCGGGACACCGTAAATCTCAGAGACTTCCTTGTTATCCGCAATGTGAATCACTCGTGACCAGTGAACTTTCAGATGTGTCTCTACAATACCGCTAACAGTATCATAGTCACGGAAGGTTATATCATACATCATCGGATACCCAAACCTTGGTGACGTAGTATCAATCACCTTCCTGTCAACACGTACACAACCCTCATCAAACGGCCTGAGATACAAGAGCTTTCTTTCACCCTGCGGAGTGATTTCACCTGTTATGTCATTGACACCGGGAAGTGGCTTATCAAGTGGCATCCCGTCATCAATACCGAGCAAAAGGACACCAAAACGACCGACACCGCTCAAGATGTCAATTCGTTCCAAATATTCCCAAAGTCTCAAATCTTTGACAAGGTCTTTTACTGCCTTCTCGAATTCTGTCTCGTCACTTTCATCTTCATTCTCGTTGATTTCAGGATGTTGTGACCAGCACTCTTCGGGATAAACCGTGACAACTCGTTTGCCTATACCTTCACGCCCAAACATTTCCGTATAATGCTTTGTCATTAATACGTCAGGATATCCGCACTCGAAGTTATAGTCACGTTCTGTATTCAATGCACTCAGTAAAGCTTGTCTGCTCATCAATGCCGTATTGCCAGTAACTCCTGCCAACTGCATTGCCATCATCTGATTGAATGCTATACGTCTTTCTCTTGCCTGAAGCACTTCAGCCGGGACACTGTTGGCTACTACATCCTCTGGCTTAATGACAGTAACTTCGGCATCCGTATTAGCCGTGACTTTACCCTTTTTCTTCTTTTTTGCCATATCGTGACTCCTAATCTATTTTCTTATATTTCATATTTCTTGATTGTGCTGTCCCTTCACAGGAAATACAAGTAAGGAAACAACTATATTCCGGGCCATCACCCCAATCAATCACACCATCCGGGACAATCTCTATATCCAAATTGAAAACCTGTTGAAGTCCCCATAAATTACCTTCATGTCTGCATTCCATAACGTGACTATCTGAAATAGCCCGGTTGGGCCATCTGGAAATGTACAATAGGCACATATTGTCATAGAATCTTTGTGACATATAAAGAACAGGCATTTCATGACGTTTGTCAAATCCACAATTAAGCCATTGATTAAACTGATAATTGGCATAGACCAAACAATCCACAATATCTTTATCAGTCACTTCAAATGGTGGGACATAAATTTTGTTACTGATAAAACTTTTGTACTGTGGAAGCTCTGCTGCTTTTTCCTTTTTCGGCTTTGCTCCGCTTGTCATATATAACCAGCCTGTCACATAGGCTATGGCTTCCCCGGCTCTTCTAAATAAACTTCTTCTTGTCAGCATATATTTATCTCCTTTTTGGTATTCTTGATTTGAAACGACTGTGACTCTTTCCGGCCATCACTCTTTGTAGCAGTTCACGTCCATGTTTAATAATTGCTTCATCAAGTTTAATCCAACTGTCATCATCAAACTCTTCTGCAAGTTTATTCCAAATGTCATCATCAAACTCTTCTGCTGGTTCGGGACTTCTAATTGTAGGCTCTTTTGTTGGTGTGACAGATGCGGCTTTTGCACCGACTGTAATTCCAGCTATCACCCCGGTAAGTCCCTTTAGAAATCCACGCCGTTCAATTTTCTTTTCCATACTAATGTCCTTTCCTATTGATATATATAAAATATTAACTCCGTGACTAATCGACTAATTTCTATCCTAACTTCAACCAACGAAGCTTTACAAATAAACTCGTGACCTTCTTCCAGCTTGCGAATAACAAGGTCACCACTTCTCCCTATCATATCTTCAATACACACACCGGGACTACCACCACCAAACCAACCTTTTACTATCATTGTCCCCATATATCCCGGAGAATTGACAACACAATAATCTGGAGTCACTTGTCTTGAATATGAATGATATGTCATTTCTATCTTATCAGGATAGATATAATACTCCTGTCCCCCAGCCCGGAATGTCAACCTCGTCTCTCCCTCATTTAACTCACATCTACTTATACATATAGGTGGCATAAGCTCTGTGTGTTCCGCTGGTTTATTTTCTCTGTAAGTTGGGGCAAATGAAGGTGGCGGCAATATTTCTTTCGTCTTCGTCTGCTCTGTCACTTTGCCTTCGGTCTTTTTTACCAAAGTCCCAGTTGTCACAATGGCTGCAAGACCTTGCAAAAAACTTCTTCGTTTTATCTTGTCATTTTTCATAATTGCATTCTTTTCAATAAGTCTCTTGATGTTCTGTCCATCTTTATTAACTGCTGACTTATTTCACTCATACCATTTATATCGTGACGATGGAAGCATTTTAATAAATCCAAAATTGTCACTTGATTTGCCAAAATGGTGTAAAGCACTTCCCCAATGTCCGGGACATTATTTTTCTGCTCCATTGTTTTTGCCATGTCATGTTCCTTTTCTTCTACCATATCCACCAATTCTTGTTCGTTTCTTTGTCAACTTGTTAAAAGCACCCGATGACGCATCAACTTGGTCTTTGTATTTTGAGAATGGAAAGAATGACAACTCACTGATATATTCCTTATTCCAGTCACTTCGTATCATCCAAACATTTCCTGCATTGACCTGTGACGCAAGCGGTTCTGCTCTTAATTGCTTACTGCCCTCTGAAGCCCCTACTTTCTCAGCAAACACCCTGAAGCCCCGGAGACTTCCTATTGTATATTCTGCCGAGTCCTTGCCACCACTGCCCGGCTCCTGCTCTATCCATATCCTAATTTTTTTCCCGTCCAACTGTGCAGTAGACAAGATATGTGACTCTCTTTCGTATGAACCCCATTGTCCCCTTTGTATGTCAAGTATCCCTGTGCATCCCTTTTCATCTTCACATAATAAAGCCCCAACTGTAAAAGCCCCTTTGTTGTGTGACGCTGCTTTGTCCCAATATCGAATACATCTTATGACTTTACAAGGGGGAGCATCGACTATTCTGATTTTGTCGGTCTTGAACATACCACCGCCTAACGGGACAGGACGTTGTAATATCTGCCCTGCATATCCATACTCACCCAAGGCGACATACATTTCTTTCAGCACTTGTCGGTCTAACCTGTTTACATCCATCAAGCCGTCAACATATTTGGCTCTTAACTCTTTTGGCTTGACATCCTCTGTCAATTCGCCGGGGAGACATATATGCCTTACTTTAGCTCCACCCTCTTCAGCCCTGTCAATCATATTCTGTGCAGGGTCATCCTGATGGAGTCTCTGCATGATTAAAATTGTAGGCGTAATCAGCTTGTTGACTTTTCTCGTGGGTAGTGTCTCTTTCATCCATCGGTTTGCTGTTTTCAAATCCGCTTCAGAGACAGCTTCATTTGGGTCTAATGGGTCATCAACAAAAAGAAAATGAGCGTGCAGACCTGTCACAGAGCCACCAACACCAACCGAATATCTTGAACCGCCAAGCCGATTAATGAAATAGCTCTTTGCCGATTGGTCGTCACGTAGTTGTAATTCAGGAAAACACGCTTGATACCTTTCAGATAATACAACGTCACGATTCTTACGAGACAAATCCATTGCAAGGTTGTAAGCATACGATGCACAAATAATTCGGGCTGACGCCATTCTTGTCCACACCCATGCAGGAAACATGATGCTGCATATCGTTGACTTGGTACTACCGGGACTTATATTAATAACAAGGTCGTAAAGCTTTGGAAGTCCCTCAAACACACGTTCGGCAATAAACTGCAATTCATTACACAAGTATTCAATATGCCAATTCCATACGGGACTTTCAGGAATGACAGTATCCCAAAATTCTTGGACGAAGCCGTAAAAGGACTGTCTCGTATAGGCTCGGATTGCATCTATCTCCGTGACGGAAAGACTACTGCTTAAAGCCTTATCTTCCTCTGAAAGTGACGAGACACCCACTCCAATGGCAGCCATAGCCCCGGCTTTAAGTAAATCCCTACGTGTCATTTTATCTTTCATGCTCTGCCCGTAGTAATTCCACTTCTTATTGGTGTTGACAACATCATACTTTTATTAACTTCTTTTGCACATACGCTTTTTTGTTCGGCAATGACATCCTGAGCAACTTCCTTTGCTTTTAGAACCAGCTTGTCCAGATGCTCCGTGACCAAATAATCCAAGTCGTTTTTACTTTCTGCTTTGACTTCAATCGTGACCATAGCAGTTACAATCCTGATATAATACTCAGGCCGTTTTATGCCGAGCCATCTTTTAATTGTCCTGAACATTTCGTGACTCCTTATAATTATGCCGCTCCTGCTTCCAATAGTTTTTTCTTTTCCGTGACTACCTTGGATTCGATAATCTTTTTATGACGTATATGGTCTAAAATCTGTTTCAATAGCTCCGGGGGCAAGTCAAGCTCTTCAAGCGATAATGGTGTTGACGTTTCAATCTGTGCATTCACATTGACATCAACTCTTTGCTTATCTCCATAGCCCCGGTCTGCATTGAAAGAACGGTTAGCGAATATCGTAGCGGCAGAATCACCACCAGCAACCAATGTCGCCAAGTGGTCTTCAAAGAAATTCTTTTTATGCCAGTTTAGCTCTTCGATGAGGACAGCAAACTCAGGCTCATTCTTTTTCCAATAGTCCAAAGTTGCTTTACTTATATTGGCCCTTTTAAGTGACTGGCTCAGCGAGAAATTTGATGACACCATAGCATGAACAAATATATTTTGTCTGACTCGTTTTCCGTGTTGTGACAAAAGAGCTTCAATGGCAGCTTGACCGGATTCCGCTTCATCAAGCTCCGTGACTTCATCCCATACTTTCTGTATATTGTCAGGAAGTTGCTGATATACATAGTCACGAAAACTCATTGACTCGCCGTTCTCCTTGTCACGTTTTTTTCTTGCCCGTTTCAGAGCATAAGCAAAAAGAGGATGAAGCTTTTTCCAATCGGCAAAACGGTTTTTACTGATGCCAAATGTCCTTGCGATTTGACCGTTGCGAAGTCCCGCGTATGCGTACTCATACGCCTTGATTACTAACTTGTCACTCCATTTCTTTTTTGCCATATTCAGCCTATCTCCATATATGCTGATACGTGACTTTTCTATTTGTGACGCCTAAAATCTTCATTTTCAGCCCAAAAACAGGACTTGTGACGCCAAAAACCGCATTTTCAGGCCAAAAATGGGGTATTGTGACTAAGAATGACACAAAAAACCGCATTTTCAGGGCACTTTTCGGGGGTGGATACCCGAAAAACCGTGTTTTTAGCCTAAAAACAACGATTATTTTTAATAGTATATCACAAACGAGTCACGATTGCAAGCATATAACATCCGTTGTATTAATTTGTCCAATATTTTTTTATGCCAAAAAGCCCGGTTTTTAGGCCAAAAACAGCGATTTTCAACTATTTTATAATATTGACAAGATTTTACTTGATTTTTAGTCTTATTTAGACGATAATATGTATAAATAAGATGTTATTGAAAAGTTAATAATATGATGCAAAACGAAGCCGGGAAGGTGGTTTTCAAGCTCAGGGCCAAAATCGAAAATTGGAATGCCGGAGTAAAAAATAGAAGTCACTGAAACGGATGCAGAAGGTCACGCTCGCAGGAGCGTTGAAGCACATACGGTTGCGATAATCGGATGTCCCACAAGTACCAAGCGTCAAGCTATGCTGATGATAGTCGATAGCCCCTGAAGCAATACTCGTTGGTCGTCACTGCGATGCAGGGCGGCAAGTTAAAACGGATGCTAAAATCCGACAAAGCGAAAGTCACCACAAAATATTCAATGCCCTTGAACGGCTCATCGGTTCGACTCCGATACAAGGGCTTAAATGTCACGTCTCGCGTGTGCGTGCGTGCATAATGCGTGCGTGCATGTGTGCGTTCCTTATTAGATTACCAACCACCAATTTTCAGGAGAAACAAAATGTCACCTAAAAAACAAATTGATAAAATGTCAAATATCGAAAAGATAACGGATTTCCTACGTCACAACAAAGTTGATGCTTTCTGGATTAATTCAGCAATCGGCTGGATTAGACGGGGACTCGCTGGAAACTGTCACTGGTGTACAGAATTACACAACCCGAAGGTTACTGTCGATAAGAAATTTCACTGTGTCAAAAAGTTTACGGTGCAATGCACAATCAACACTGTCGAGGGTCACAAGCCGGGCACACTAACTTACACATTCAACAAAGGTCACAAAGTTACAATCAAATAAACAAATGTCAATACCAACCCTTAGTCACGGAGAAACAAAATGATTACTTTAGAACAAGCCAAAAATTTGAAGTATGGACAAATCCTTTATCACCTGATATTAGAAAACGCCGATGGGTCACCTGCCAAGTACAAAGTCATCGGCAAGCCCAAAACTTGGAAACGACGTCCCGACCGAGTTGAAGTCTCCACCAAACGGGGACTTTATGAGTATGTAAGATTCAATGAAAATGAATTACACAACCTTGCACTGGAAACTCATCGGTGTGCCCATTGTGAGAGACACATTGATGTTACAGAAGAAACATGTCACCACTGTGGATGGATACAATATAACTGCAAACGATGTGATGAGTTTGTTGGCTATGGTGTTAAAGTCTGTGACTACTGCGGGGCACATCAGTAACAAACATAAAATTGTCACCTAACAACATTAACCGGGACAGATAATCCTGTCTGTCCCATTCCTTAAAAGGAGAAACAAAATGTCACCTAAAACAAAAAAATCAAGTAGATTAAGTGAACGTGCAATGCTTACACATATCAGAGTAAGCTATTGGAGCGGAGCAAAGAAGAACAAGAAGGTCACAAGGGAAGTCGTGATAGCTAAGAATGCAACTAATGATGTTGGTCACTGGATTGATAAGCTCATCCCTCAGACCGAGCTTAAACCTGTCGCTGAGTTGAGGACACGAATTCGATACACGTGGACAAACTTAACACTGCCTTGGATGGATGGCGGTGTTCGGATTCTGCCAAGTAAGATGTTTATGGAATACCGAGAAAAAATGAATTCAGTTGTCAATGACTACAACAAAGCGGTCGAAGCATTTTTGAAAAGATTTCCAACTATCATTGAAAACCGAAAAAAAGATTTTGGGTCACTTTGGAAAGATTATGAAGGCTACATTCCAAGTGTCTCTGAACTTCGTGACAAATTTGCAGTACATCAGGATATCTACCCGATGCCCGATGTCAATGACTTCAGAGTCGATGTTGGCTCTGAAGAAGCCGAAGAGATTAAAGCAAAAGTTGAAGCCAGCATCAATGCAGCGACACAGAAAGCCATGAGTGACCTTTGGAATCAACTGGCTGATTTAATTGGCAAGGTTGAAAAGACCTTGAGTGACCCCAAAGCCATATTCCGTGACTCTTTGATTACCAACCTTGCCGATTTCTGCAAGTTAGTCCCCAAGATGGATTTCATCGGTGACGATAACCTTGATAAAATCAGAACCGAAGTCATTGCCAAGCTTGCAAATCTCAAACCGATAGATTTGAGAGAGAGTAAAAGTGACAGAGCCAAGGCTGTCAAATCAGCAAAAGAAATTATGAAGAAAATCAATTCTTCAGGTATCGAACTTTAATCAAACCAACAACCGTGTGACGGGATGATTCCTGTCACACTATCCTAAAGGAGAAACAAAATGTCACCTAACTATTCAAATTCAAGTACCGATACAACATCAACAATGTCCCCACAAGAGCTTTTCAATCTTTTAATGATTGCTGTCCCCAACAAGATGTCTGTACTGATTACCGGGATGCCCGGCATTGGTAAAACAGATGTCGTTTTAGCTGTACGCAAAGCCCTGAAATGTGACATTATCATATCCACACCCGTCCACGATAGCCCAATTGATTACAAGGGACTTGGGGCTATCATAAATGAAAAGGGCAAAGTCAAAGCCAGATTTGTCCCCTTCGGAAATCTCGAAGCTGCTCAGGATGCAAAGAAGCTTACCATATACTTTATTGATGACATGGGCCAAGCTCCGCCAGCAACCCAAGCGTCACTTATGCAGTTGATAAGAAGCAACGGCAAAAACATCAGTCCCCATGTAGTGTTCATTGCTTGTACGAATCGCAAACAAGACTTTGCTCATGTCTCCGGGATGATTGAGCCAGTGAAGTCACGGTTCAAAACGATTATTGAGCTTGCCGTTAAAAAAGAGGATTGGGTAGTATGGGCTTATGAGCATGACATTGCAATGGAAGTTATCAGCTTCATAAACTGGATGCCTGAACTACTTGCCACTGAGGAAGGGACAATGGATATTGTAAACCATCCGTCACCAAGGCAATGGGAAGCAGTAAGTGACTGGTTGAAACTTGGCGTTGATAAATTCTCAGTGATAGAAGGTGCAGTAGGTCACGCAGCAGCCGTAGCATTCTGTGGCTTCCTTAAAGTTTACAGGTCACTGCCAAATCTTGAAAACATCCTGAAGAACCCGACTAAAGAACCTGTCCCAAGCAGCCCCGATGCAAAGTGGGCAATAGTCACAACTCTGCTCAGCAAAGCAACCAAAGCAAACGCCGAGAATATCTTCAAGTACCTTGAGCGTATGGAGATTGACTTCGCAGCAGTTTTCGTTGCAGGTATTGACACTGCCTGTCCCAAAGTAAGAGAAACCAAAGCCTACATCAAGTGGGTCACCGACCACCCGAAAATGCTCTTCAAGGGTGCTGCATAAAAAGGAGAAATAAAATGTCACCTACAACACAAAAACAAACCAAACAGATGTTGAGAATTATTCAGCAAAGGTTGGGACTTGTTCTCGACCATTGCTTTTGGGGACATCTTGCCATGAGATTAGAACTTCTCGAAGATGTCTCAATCGAAACAGCTTGCGTTAATGGCAAGCGTATTAAATACAATCCGAGATTCATTGAGTCACTTGATGATGATAGGGTGCAGTTTGTTCTTGCCCATGAAGTAATGCACTGTGCTATGGGGACTCACCTGAGAAGGAATGGCCGGGATACATATCTCTGGAATATGGCTACCGATTATGCCATTAATCCGATACTCAGTGACGCTGGCTTCAAGCTCATTGAAGGTTGTTTGTATGATTCAATGTACCGAGGAATGACAGCAGAAGAGATATACAGTGACTTGGAACGCAAACAACAGGAAGAGCAAGAGCAAAAAGAACAAGAACAAGAAGAGCAGGAAAGCTCAGACGAGTCACAGTCCGGCAGCGGTCAGGATAACGGAGAACCTGAAGAACAAGAAGACGAAGAAGAACAAGAAGAAGGTGACGGAGAACCTGAAGATGAAGATGAAGACCAAGACGAGCAAGATGGTGACTCCGATTCCGGCATGTGTGATGATGATACCAATACCTGTCCCGACCCCGGTGGTTGTGGTGGTGTTGAAGATGCTGACATCCTTGATGAGAGTGACCTAAAAGAGCAGCTTGCTCAATGGCAGCAAGCTGTCACGATGGCTTATAAAGCTGCTCAGAAAAAAGGTCAAGCATTCCCAAGTTTAGACCGGGCTGTTGAAGAGATTCAAAATCCACCTTTGCCTTGGTATGTGATACTGAGGGACTTCGTAGAAACGAATGCACGTAATGACTATATGTGGGAAGTCCCTGACCGAAACTATTTACAAAGGGGTTTATATGTCCCCGGTATTTGTTCGGATGAGTTACCTGAGATAGTCATTGCAGTAGATACTTCGGGAAGTATTGATGAGATTCAACTTGCCATATTCCTGAAGGAAGTGTCACAGATATTATCAGCCTACGATACAACGGTACAACTGATATATTGTGACGACCAAATAACAAACGAAGAGACATACAGAACCTCAGACCTTCCCATCAAACCGAATCCAAAACAAATATATGGTGGGACAGATTTCAGACCTGTATTTGAAAGAGTACAGAAGAGGGGACTCACCCCGGCCTGTCTAATATACTTCACCGATACATACGGAACATTCCCGGAACGCGAACCGAGCTATCCGGTTCTTTGGGTGACCAAAACGAAAGATAGAAAATTACCGTTTGGTAAAACAGTAATGTTTGATGCAAACAACACAAGCATATTAGCAGCATAAAATCAAGAAAGGTGACACGGATGGGTGCAACGGATTGAGTAGTTGAAATTTACGTCCTTGGGGCTGATACTCCCCCTGAGTTTCAATGAAAGAGTAGTCACCCATCCGATATTTTTTGAGCGGAGACAGTCACAATGCCTTATTGTGTTGACTGTTTCTTATATCTATTTACATGAGAGGATAATAAAATGAACGAACCACTTAAACTAACAATAGTCACATTTGAAGATGTCATGGAACATTTTTCCGATTACCATTATATGTCCGGTGACAATGTTTATACCTGTGAGGAAGCAGCCATGAGATTTGCAAGAACATTCGCCGGAGTAAGAGTGTATAGACAAACCATTACATATATATGTATGAGAAGAGCCAAACGAAAATAGTCACAACTATAGTGACAGAAAGGTACGATAAATCATGGAAACATACGAAACAATCGAATACAAAAACTACACAATCAATATTCATCCAGATATGAGTCCTTGCAATCCCTTAACAGAATGGGACGGCAACCATGAATTTTGCTGTTGGCATACACGCTATGACCTTGGCAATTCCAAACGATTCGGCAATGGTCACGGTTCACCCGAAGAATGTCAAAAATATGCCAAAGAGACAAATAGTATTTTATTGCCTTTGTTCATGTATGACCATTCTGGCATTGCTTTAAGTCTTGGCCGTGAATATCCTTTTAATTGTCCCTGGGATTCTGGACAAGTGGGATATATTTTAATAGACCGGCAATGGTTAAAAGAATTTTACGGCAAGTCTTACTTCACTAAGAAAATCCGTCAAAGACTTATCGAATCGGCTGAAAACAATGTCCAGCTTTACAACGATTATTTATCCGGTTCGGTTTATGGGTATACAATAGAATGTCCAGATGGAAACGAGGGCGATAGCTGTTGGGGCTTTTATGGCTATGACCATAAAGAATCTGGACTATTAGAGGCCGCACGCGACACAATAGACTGGGACATTAAACACAGACAGCAAGAGCATTTCAAACAGCTTAAAACATGGATTAAAAATCATGTACCTTTACAATATCGAAAACCTTTGTGCGAATCTTAGAATTATTAGTGACTCAGGCTACCAGCCTAACCCCATATAGAAAGGGACATAATGACCACCTATCCATTCCCATGCTGTCGCTGTGGCTATTGCTGCCTTAGTGCAATGTGCCCTATAGGCATAGCTCAATATGGTAAGCATAATATCTGTCCCGGTCTATCATTCAAGGCCGGGACAGCTTCCTGTGCATTAGCAGGAATTGTTCCTATCGGTGACGGCTGTTGTATATCAGCACGTGCCTATGCCAAAGGTAGGTGTTATGATTTTGCGTCACTTCCACCAAATATAAAAATCTCATTAGCCCAAAAACTACTTGGGCAGAAAGGTGTCACCTATGGCTAAATTAAGCAAGCCTAAAAAACTTAAAGATTGTAAAACAGTTGTTGACTTTGCATACCGGGAACGTCACAGATATTTAACCTGTCACGAATCATTCCAACGATACTTCAAAAGACCATTAAGTGACTTCTGGACTGGAAATCTGACAGGTTTTGACATTGTAGCTTTTGATAAGTGGATTAACCCGGAACAGATACTAAGTCTGCATGATTTTATTAAAAAGAATTACGGTGACTATGCAGCAACATTAATTTACAAACTCATTGGAAAGGATGAAGATGGCGACCGCTCTGAGGAATGACGTCACACGCATTACCTATGGATTTGTGCGTGAAGCAGGGAAGCTCAGGAACGTGATTGTCACTCTAAGGCGTCCCAATATAATAGCTTTTCGTGCAAAGGGCTGTAAAAAAGAATACGTATTGACAACCGATGCTTTATATTGGCAAGCTCTTAAAGCTGAACATGCCGCAAAGCAAAGAGAAAAGAAAAGGAGAAAAAATGTCACAATCAATCCAAACGAAACTGTTAGGTGAGAATGTCCTTTTCAAAGGTGAAGATATGGTCACTGGAGAGATTGCCGGTGAAGATATGGTCACTGGAGAGATTGCCGGGGTGCTTCTTACCAATGATAATTTCATCAGATACATTATCAGATTATGGGACACAGGAGAGCTTGTTGATGTCTCCGCTTCCAAATTCACCATTGTGTCTCAAGCCTACGTCACAGAATTAAGAAGACAAAAATCATAAAGCATTTCAACCGGGTGGGACATCCCCCTTCTTATGTGAAGTGACCTGTAACCTTCTACGCTTCAATCCGAAGTATCCGCTTAGTTACTTAATCTCGCTAACAGGTCACAAAGCATAATTAGTCCCACCCCATTTTTATTTAAGGAGTCAATCATGTTATTTATTGAATCAAAAAAATATAAGGTCTTTGACAATATCAGCGACCTTCAATCAATCAAACTTACAAAACCAACAAACGCCGGAAAGTATTGGCAGGGCATTAAGCATTCAAAACTTGCCCAAACTGTCACAGATTGTATTAATGACATAAATTGGGCAGTATTGGATACGGTATTTTGTGTTGATGATACAGGACAAAGCTTCACAGGCTCTTGGTCATTTGCTGCAAAACGAGCGTCACGACCAAGTGAACATTTCTCATTGGGATTGACAACAAACAATTCCATGAAGAGAAGTACATCTTTCTATGTTGGTGTAAGAACCACAGATGATGTTAGTCTCTGCCTACCTGAAGGCTTGGGCTTGGTATTCTATAGACTTGAAAAGATGAAACACACTAAAGGACAGGATACTAAAGAAGAAATAAATGACAGAGTGAACACCATAAGAATTATGCTGTCACGTGTCTTTGATACTTCTCGTAAATTCTACGATACAGATATCTCAAATAGAATAGAAACTATATTATTACACGCATCCACTATACCAAGACTCATTACTTGGAATGACATAAGAGATATATACAAAGCTTGTGAAAAAGAAAACCGGGGCGGTATGTTTTCCGCCTATCAACTTTGTTGTCTATATGCTTATCAAATCAGAAATCGAAATCCAATGCTTCAGATGGATAACCTTTTTAGGTTTGGACAGCTTATGCCGATTAATGTCCCTCAATAAAAAAATTAAGCTGTCACTTTGTTTGGATTTCTTAAAATCTTTTGAGCAAACGAATTAAAAAAACTTCAAATCCAAAATTTTTCTCTTGCATACAAAGCTAAACAATATAACATAGTACATATTTCTAAGCCTTATATTATTTTTGATGGAGCAGAAAGATATGAAGTCACAAACTAAAACTTTAACATTATATCACAATTATGAATCAATGCTAAAACAGATAGCTTGGTCATTTATTCCGGGCGACATTGACATTGATGATTTAATAGCCGAAGCCAACCTAACTTTTTTCAAAGTCATTAAGTCAAATAAATACAATCCCAAAAGAGGGGCATTCACAACTTATCTTCACAGATGTGTCACACAAGCTCTACGTGACCTATATCGAAAAGAAAAGAAGCGGAAGGAATTAGAGCTTATACACACACAAGAAAGAAAGACAACAACAAAGCACAGTCGTATAATGGAATTGATGGATGAATTGAACAATGACTGTAAAACGATTATCCAACTTATACTTGAAACACCGGGGGATATAAAAACACTTTCAAAGACCGGAATTAGGTCACACTTACTTGCCCAAGGATGGGGCAGACGCAAAATCAATAAAAACATGGACTCGTTAAGTAAGACGGTGACAAATGAAATTATATGATTTCCAAAAAAAATGTGTTCGGTGTATTACTCATTTTCAAGGTACAGCCCTTATCGGTGACGACATGGGTTTGGGCAAGACTGTCGAAGTTATCGACTGGCTCAAAAGACATCCAAAAGAACTTCCTGCTTTAGTGGTGTGTCCTGCTACAGCAAAGCATGTATGGGAAAGCGTAGGCCGTGACCACGCCAAACTAACTTCACAGATTTTCTATGGAAGAAAACCAGAGAGACTTAAGAACCTATTGACATACATACCTGACCTTTTAATTATCAATTACGATATACTCAAATATTGGACTGTTGAATTGAAGAAGCTCAAAAATGTTAAGTCACTTATTCTCGATGAATGCCAATACATCAAGAATAGAGGGACAGGCAGAACACGAGCGGTACGCAGACTTGTCAATCACCACGATTATGATAACATACTACCAACCAGCGGGACACCTATGGTCAATCGACCTTCAGAATTATTTACCGCTTTTAACTTGGTACGTCCCGACCTGTTCCCAAGTTTCAATTCCTTTGCTTGGGAATTCTGCAAGCCGAGACTTAAACCTTGGGGATGGGATTACTCAGGTGCATCACACACCAAGAAACTCCACAGGCTCTTTACTCAATACGTAGGCATACGCCGTACAAAAACAGAAGTGCTTCACGAGCTACCACCAAAAGTACGTCACGTTATTCCGCTTGACATCGACAACAGAGCAACCTATAACAAAGCAGCAAGAGACTTCATTAGTTGGCTAAAATCAGAGTCACCCGATAAAGCAAGAAGAGCGAAGAAGGCCGAAAAGATTACACAGCTTGGATATCTACGGAGACTCACAGCCAAAGGAAAGTTGAAGTCAATCATAAAATGGATTGAGCAATTCAGTGAACAAAATCCAAATGAGAAACTTGTCATTTTTGGCATACATAGAAAAGTCATGTTGCAACCTTTATACCGTCACTTCAAAAAGAATGCCGTTCTGCTTGATGGCTCTACTCCATCGAAGAAACGCAAAAAGATTGTTGACCAATTCCAAAGTGACAAAAAGACCAAATATTTCTTTGGCAATATTAAAGCCGCCGGGACAGTAATAACCTTGACACGCTCCAACAATCTTGCATTCGCTGAGCTTGACTTCGTTCCGGGACACCATCTTCAAGCTGAAGACCGGATTCACAGAATCACACAGAATTATAATGTTGACATCTTCTATCTTGTTGCATTCGATACAATCGAAGTCAAGCTCTGCAAGCTCTTACATAAAAAACAAAAAATCATCCAAGCCATAATGGATGGCAAACAAATCAGAAAGTCACAGCAATTCAATCTATGGAATAAACTTGAAGAAGAAATACTGAAAGGGACATAACAATGCGAAGAACAAAGATACCTAAGAGACACAGAACAAGCACAATCTATATCCGGGGTGTTAAAACGGAAGTCAAAAATCATTTCAAAGCCCACTGTGCAAAACGAAACAAATCAATGAAAGAAGTCATTGAGAATTTTATGAATAGCTGCTCTGAAGGATAGAGACAAAACAAGGATGGACATTATAAAAAGAAGGAGCTTTATATGGCTAAGGAATTGAAAGTCAATAATGATACTTTGCGTCAGCGTCAGAATTATCCATTGGAATTGAAAATCAAAATGAGTCACAATCGTATTATACATTGGTATAAAAAATATAATGGCAATGTATATGTTGCATTCTCAGGTGGAAGGGATTCAACTGTTTTACTAAACCTTGTGAGAGAATTATTTCCAGATGTCCCAGCAGTATTTGTCAACACTGGTTTAGAATATCCTGAAATAACAAAGTTTGTAAAGACTATTGATAATGTAATTACTCTTCGTCCAAAGATGTCATTCAAACAAGTTATTGAAAAACATGGCTACCCTGTTATAAGCAAAATGGTGGCGAGCCTTCTCAGACGCTTAAAGAGTCCCGGCACAAGCGAAAAACACAGGAACAAAACACTATATGGTGACGAACGTGGTTCGTTTGGTAAGCTTCCCGAAAAATGGAGATATATGATTGATTCTCCGTTCAAAATTTCAGAGCGGTGCTGTCACGTTCTTAAGATTGCTCCTGTTCTAAAATTCTATAAAGAAACAAAACGAGCAAGTTATGTAGGAACTATGGCTTGTGACAGCAATAAAAGAATGAAAGAATATATGGAGAATGGATGTTATCAAAGTCACCTACCCATACCAAGATGCACACCATTAGCCTTTTGGAGAAGTGAAGATATTCTTGATTATATAAAAGAATTTAATGTCCCTTATTGTTCAGTATATGACACAGGTGTCAATCATACTGGATGTATTTTCTGTTGTTTTGGAATTCACTTGGAAAATCGACCTAATAGATTTGACCTTATGAAATTCACCCATCCAAAACTCTACAAATACTGCATGGAGACATTGAAGATAAAAGATGTACTCAAATTCATCGGCATTCCTGAAGAGGATACACAACTACCCTTAAAACAAAGTGACTTGGTTAAGATAACCAAGAAGAGAATAGAAAAAAAAATAAAAGTGACAGGAGAAACAAAATGTACTCGAATGATAAACAGAAAAAATTGATTAATGAATTAGTAAGAGACATACTGAATGAAATAAACATAATGAAAAACCAGACTTTAGGTTTGGCAAGACGCTGTCCCTTAAAAGAGGACGCCTATGCTCTTATAGAGGATTGCTGCTCAGTTGTTATAAATGTCAAACAAAGTACATTTCAAGCATCGGCATCCGGGGACATAGAAACCTTGAAATTAATACTTGCCTTGCTTATAGAAGAGAGAGAGAATAGTGAAAGCAGAATACATACATTGACAAGGATTAAAAATGAATTTCAAGGAACTACTAACCCAAATTAATATTGAAACAGCCCCGGAAGGTCACCATCATACAACGCCGGGATGGATTCAATTCGATTGTCCCTTTTGTGGGCTTGGAACAAAGAAGTATCACATGGGATATTCAATTAGTGGTCACTTTGTTCATTGCTGGCATTGTGGCAGGCACTCTATTGTAGATGCCTTGGTTGCCCACACCCAAATGTCACCGAGGGAATGCTATGCGATGATTAAACAACTTGACAAAGTGAGGCGGATACCTGAACAAAAGCTTACCGGGACAAAGCTTTTATATCCTAAAGGTGTTTGCCCCCTAAGAAAATCACATAAGGATTATATCAGGTCACGTGACCTGAAGCCAAAGATAATATCTGAATTGTATGAGGTTCAGGGTATCAAGAAAACAAATGAGAAAACGTCACAGAGTTTATTCATTCCCATAATATCACAGGGTGTAATCGTATCATGGACAAGCCGTTCCATCCTTGAAGATAATTGGTCACGGTATATCAGTGCAAAGCCTGAACAGGAATTGATAAGGCACAAGACCTTACTTTACAATGAAGATGCAGCACGTCACGCTATACTCATAACTGAAGGGCCGATTGATGTATGGCGTTTCGGGCCGGGGGCTGTTGCTACTTTTGGTATTGCCTTGACGATTGGACAGGTAAACCGAATGACACACTATCCTATCAGAGCTATATGTTTTGATAGTGACAGAGAAAGTCAGAAAATGGCTGCAAAGCTCTTTGGTATGCTTAGTGAAAGACGGGGGGAAACATATAACATAGAACTTGACTCAAAAGACTTAGGCTCTGCAAGTCACAAAGAAATAAACAGAATAAAAAAATTACTTCACTTATAAGAGGAAGGAGAATGACATGAGTTGGTGGATACGCTTAGTCAATAATACGGAAAAAGTAATTGAGACAGATGTAATTAGACAGGAAGGTGGGACACAGGTAGTTGGTGGTCATAAAATGGCTGAGCTTAATGTGACATATAATTATGCTATTCATTTTGATTTCAAACAGCTTAATGGATTGACAGCACAGCAAGGTCACACAATATTAAAGATGGTATATGATACATTGATTGACGATGTTGATAGAAGTGATTACTGGAATCCAACTGAGGGTAATGTCAAGAGGGCAATAAAAACTTTGATGGAGTTTGCCAAATATGCCATAGAGCATAATATAGAAAATGCAAGATTCTTAGTACATTAGGAATCTATAAATTGAAAGGAGTCACCATGAGAAGAGAGCATTACGTATTAGGATTTTTATTTGATAAAAACAATAAAAAAGTTTTACTTCAACAAGCATCATGCCCTTGGATGCAAAACCGATGGAATGGTATTGGTGGTCACATTGAAGAAGAAGAGACACCACATGAAGCAATGAAAAGAGAATCAGAAGAGGAAATAGGATTTGGAAAATATTTTAATTGGAAACACCAAATGACTATGATTTGTCCCGGAGGTACTGTTTTTATCTTTTCAACTTCATTACAGACATTTTCTATCCTGACAAAAAAAGACACAAAACAGATTACTGCTATTTTTAGTATCAATGAATTACCAAAATACAGAATGAATAATATTGATTGGATGATAAATCTATGTATTGAAAATCCAACATATCCACCAGTGATAGAGACAGAAAATTTAGGTATTTAGGAGTTATTCATGGTCACGGATGACATAGAATTTAGACCGATTGTATTGCCAAAGGCCACAATGGATATACTGCTTAAAGAAGACAGGCCCGACCGCTTGATTGCTCTTTATATCTTCTATTACTATACTGCTATTTGGCAGAGAACAAACCAACCAAAAGTGACTACTTCTTATGTCTCAAACGCACTGCAATGGAAGAAAGACACTGTGACTAAATACAAGCAGAAATTAATTGATATAGGGCTAATCAAAAATGTCAAAAAAAGAGATACGGAAAACAGGATAATTGGACACTATATTAAGGTAAAATATTATGTCCATACACTACCCAAAGGGGTATCTGGAAAATTAGAGCAAAAACGCGTCCCAAAGGACATAAATCAGCATTCTTCACATAAAAAATCCAGATACCCCATTCGCCATACACTACCCAAAGGGGTATCTGGTATCTTAAATGCTTATAGTAATAATAAACAAATGCTTACGTCCAATCCATCAGGGTTGGACACAGAGAGAGTGATGACGTCCAACGAAAAATTTTACAGGAAGTGTGCCAATAGACTACACAAGAGAATCAACATCGCCAACAAGTTAAAAATCAGTCCCGGCAAAAGCTCAGATATTAAAATGTGGCATCGCCAATTCAGGAAGCTTCACCGTGACGATGGTGCTGATAAGGATAGAATAAAAACTGTCCTGAACTGGCTGTGTAAAAATTATGGTAAGAGATATGTGCCCAATGTCTTTTCGGCAATCTCATTCCGGGACAAGTTTCTGATGATTGAGAATGTAATGCGAATCGACAAAGAGAAAAGAAGTGTCAAGAAAATCAAGTTGACAAAAACAGCAAGAATAGTCTTGAAAGAAGTTGATGACCTATCTTGGCCCAAAGGAGCTTCAAGCCAATTGCCTGAAGTGGTTGCCAAGTCTCTTAAGAATTACCGGGCATTTCTGAAAGCAAACTCAGAGCTACAGGACAAGCTGAAGAAACAGACCCGGATGTTTGCCAGTCACCTTGAAGATTCTTTACATGAACCGCAGGAATATATAATTCAATACTTGACAGATATCCACAAGCGGATTATCAATTGGGAATCATGGAGTGGAAACCTGTCAACATATATATGGAAAGTGGATTGTGATTATTTCAAAAAACAATGTGCCGAAATATCCGAAGATTATTCCGGGGATGGAATGCTCTGGAAGCAATACCAAAAAAAGCTCCACAAGGCCGTCTGAGGCCCGAAAATCAGGCAGGGGCTACCATTGTACTAAAATGAGTCCGTTCGTGGCTCTGTGGGGCTGGAATTGGCTCATTTTAGGATATTTGGGTATAGGTTTAATGGCTATTTACAGGGATGTTAAAAAACAGGGGTATTTATAGGGGTATTTATGAAGATAAAAAAGAAAGTTGACAATAAAGAAAGAAAAGTATTAATTGCGATGATTGTTGATAAGTATGTATTGTCAAACATCGCAACGTATTACAGCCGTGACTTATTTCAGAGTACCGCAGCTAACCTGATATGTCAATGGTGTGTTCGTTATTACAACAAATACAATGAAGCCCCCGGCTCAAAAATCGAAGAGATATTTGAGCGTTGGAGCTTGAAGAAAAAAGATAAGGATTTGATTAAGCACTTGGCAAGCTTCCTGAGTGAGTTAAGTGACGAGTACGAAGAGCTACAGGAAAACATCAATGCCGATTATGCTCTTGATATTGCAAGGCATTACTTCAATTCAGTCAAGCTCAGCCGAATGATTGATGACATCGAAGATGATATAAGTGATGGGGAAGTTGACACAGCAATTCAAAAGATAGAAGCTTACCGAACAATTGATATCGGAATGGGCAGGGGGATAGACCTTTTTCAGAATCCCGATGTCATCCGGGAAGCGTTTGAATATCAAAGTGAAATCCTTGTGCAGTATCCGGGGGCACTTGGAAAGTTTTTCGGACATGCCTTGGAGCGTGACGGTTTTATTTCTTTCTTAGGCCCGGAGAAAAGAGGAAAGACTTGGTGGTTGATTGACCTTGCATACAGGGCAATGCTTCAGAAAAGAAGAGTGGCGTTCTTTGAAGTGGGTGACCTGTCTGAACGTCAATTGGTCAAGCGGTTCTGCATCCGAAGTGCAAAGAAACCTATCAAGCCGAAAACCTATGAGTATCCCATAAGGATAAAGCAACCAGAGTCACGCAAAGGCATAGCCAAGGTTAAACACGAAGAGCGGATAAGTAAAAAATATTTGTCATGGCGTAAAGCTTGGAAGGCTATGCAGACCATACAAAAGAGGAAGATGGGGACAGAGCATAGCTATCTCAAAGTATCAACACACCCTAACTCATCTATCAATGTGAATCAGATTAAGAGTATGTCACAAGGCTGGATTAATAATGGTTGGCATCCTGATATTATAATTATTGACTACGCCGATATTCTTGATATGAATTATTATGGGTTCGATGGCCGGGACAGAATAGATGAAACTTGGAAACAGATGCGTAGGATGTCACAGGAGCTACACTGCTTGGTTGTGACCGCTACACAATCCGATGCAGCAAGCTACACTTCAAAGACCATAGGCATGAAACACTTCAGCAACGATAAGAGAAAGCTTGCCCATGTCACAGGTATGGTTGGAATCAATAGAACAAAGCAGGAAAAAAGACTTGGACTTTACAGGCTGAATTGGGTAGTATTGAGAGAGGAAGACTTCGACCCTATGGCTTGTGTCCATGTCGCCGGATGTCTCACTGTGGGAAATCCGGCTGTGAAAAGTTGTCTTTTTGAAAGGGAAACAAAATGAGCAGTGACAAAGAATTATTTAATGAGGTAGACAAGTTGTTTCAAGAGGGGGACAAACTTTTTATGGAAGCAGATAAGATGTTTGCAAAATTAAGAAAAGAAGGACAAAGCAGAATCTACAAAAAATTCTATGGTAAAGGAAAAGTGACAAGAGGAGAAATCGTTTGTCTTCTTATGGTGTTGTTTATAGCTCTTGCTTTTGCTCTTGTAGCAATAAGTAATGCCAAAGTGACATACGTAAAAGATATGAGGGCAGTGTTTCTTGAATTCCCAAACCTGATTGACATTCAGAAAAAGCTTAACGAGCTTGAACCTGAGAATCCAATTGAGGCGGATGGGAAGTATGGCACAGAGACAAGGGATAAGTGGGAGCGTGTTTGGATGAATCTGCAAGCAAAGAAATATATGGAAGGGACAACAAAGTGATACCAAAAAAGGAAAAAGCCAATATCCATAGGCGTACCGTTCGGGAATTTGTTGAAGAGTTAGTGACAGAAGGAAGGTCACTTCCCCTTATTAAAGCCGTTGCTATGAACACAAGATGGAATACACAGATTGACAGTGTGATGAAGATAGCAACCAAGCTGAAAAATTTCCTTGGCAGATAAAATTATTTTGGTCACGTTTCTTGGACAGCCGACTATAATATAATGAGTTTAATGTCCAGATACAAGCAAATTAAGTTAAAAGAAAGTGAAGGTGTTAATTATGGCTGAGCAGCAAATTGTTAGAGTAAAGAAAAAAATTGCCTTGCGTATCTTTGAAGCGTTGCATATAAAAGATGCGGCAAATTGGAGCAACAAGAAACTGAAAAGAAAACTTGCAAAGCTTCCGCAGTGGCTTGGCAAAGAGACAGGGACAGGGGATGAAGAGCTTGATGAAGTAATTCAGGAAATCTTTGACAATGCAGATGAGGATAATGTCACTAAGATTAAATTACGTATTCCAAAGGCCGAGTTTGAAAAAGACAAAGCCGAACAAAAAGAATTTGATAAGCAATTAAAGAAAGGACAAGAAGAAATGGCAGAGAAGAAAGAAAAAACCAAAAAGTCAAAGAAAGAAAAAACCAAAACCAAGACCAAGAAGTCACCACCCAAGAAGAAATCGAAGGTAGAGACAGATGCTTTTGGCGAAAAGATGACAACAAATTATCATAAGATTAATGTTACCTTGGCTAAAGCAAAAAAGCCCCTGTCCTACAAATATATTCTCAAAGCCCTTGGCATGGAGACAGGCTCTTATTACCACTATCTGAATAAGCTCATTGCTGCCGGGCGTGCAAGGAAGACAGCCAAGGGACGATTTGAGTTTACCAAGAAAGGCAAAAAACAATTCAAATCGTGACATTTTGTTTCTCGTTGGCTCTGCGTGACATACCCTTTTGTTCGCTATGGCTTGCTGTGCAAAAGGCTTTTCATCACCCTCTCCAAGACGCAGAGCCAACACTTTTTATAAAGGAATAGTGACATGGTGAAACGTGAAGATTTATTAAAAGAGCTTGATTCTGTTTTTGCTGGATTGGCAGAACGTGATGATGTGGAACAGTCCACCTGTTTTGTATTTAAGGATGGCATGGTGATGACATACAACGAAGAGATTGCATGTGTTATGAAATGTAGCCTTGATATCAAAGCTGCTGTCCCGGCCCGGTTGTTTCTGAGCATTCTCAGAAAGTTGACAGAAGACGAGCTTGATATTGACATTGAGGATAAAAAGAAGCTTGTGATAAAAGGCAGGAACAAAAGATGCAGTATTAGAGTCACCCGGAAGCTCCTGCTTCCCATCGAAGAAAATCTTGATGTGGCAACAAAGTGGCACAAGCTTGATGGTAATTTCATTGATGGATTAAATCTTGTCCAGCAGTGTGCAACAACAGCAAAGAACGCTGTAGGGACAGCAACCATTATTCATATTACACCTGAGCATATAGAAGCTTGTGACGGATATGAAGCTGCAAGGTATGAAGTGTCCACAAAAATAAAAGAGAATGTGAGTGTTAAGCGTGAAGCAGTTAAGTTTGTTGTGACCCTGAACATGACACACATTGGCATTACAGATACATGGGTGTCATTCAAAAACCAGACAGGGCTTGTGTTCTCATGCCGGAGATATAAAGAGACATTCCCGGAGATAGATGAGGTCTTGAAAGAGAGGGGCAAAGTCACAATCCTGCCGAAAGGAATCAAAGAGACAGCCGAACGTGCAGAGATTTTTGCTTCGGATAAACTGGATGAAAAGGATAATAAAATCTTTGTGACACTTGAAATGGGCAAGGTTATCGTTACAGGTAAAGGTGACCGGGGCATATACAAGGAAGCAAAAAAGGCAAGCTACAAAGGTGACACAATAAAATTCAAAATACATCCTGCACAATTGAGTCAGATTGTTGAAAGATTTGATAGTTGTGAGGTAACAAAAAGATTAATAAAAGTGACAGGCGAGAATTTTGTATATGTCTCAGCCCTGCACTTAGTCAAGAAGAAAAAGAAATGAGAAAAGCTTTCTTTTCAAAATCCGAAATGGGTATGAGTGACAAGCTACAGGAGAACAGGGTAGCCAAGTGCGGACTCTGTAAGCTCTATAAGAAATGTTTGTCACCATGCATGAAACCACATGGCAAGGGACAAAAGAAGATTCTTTTTATTGCTGAAGCTCCGGGCAAAGAAGAGGATGAGCAGGGCTTGGAGCTTGTAGGTGAATCAGGACAAATGCTCAGATATGTTCTTGACAATCATGGCGTTGACTTCGACCGAGATTGTCGAAGAACAAATGCCGTGACTTGCAGACCACCATTTAACGATAAACCCAAAACAGAACAGATAGAAGCTTGCAGACCAAATATTGTAAAAGAAATCATGACATTCAAACCGAATGTCATCATATTACTTGGGGGTGTAGCTGTAGAATCATTAATAGGAATGCTCTACAAAGACAGAGAGCGTGACTTAAAGATAGGTCAATGGGCCAGTTTCCAAATACCATGCCAAAGATTGAATGCTTGGATATGTCCCACCTATCACCCTGCTTATTTACTCAGGCAGGGCAACAAGGCATTGAATAGATTGTTTGTGCGTGACATCAAAAGAGCAATAAGGCTTAAATCAAAACCATTCCGGGAAGTCCCGGACTATAAAAGCCAGATTGAGATATTGACAAATCCGTCAAAGGCAGCGAGACTTTTGAAAGTTATCGCCAAAGACTTTGACAACAAGAGAAACAAGATTACTTATGATTATGAATCAAACTGCCTCAAACCTGAAAGGGAAAAGGCCGAGATAGTCACCTGCTCCGTCTGCGTGAACAACTTGGAGACAATAAGCTTCCCGTTTGCTGATATTGTCAAAGAGCCTTTTTTCAAGATGGTAAGAAACAGAGCCAGAAAGATTGCCCAAAACATAAAGTTTGAGTCACGATGGACAAGATACGCTTTTGGTAAGGATGCTAACAACTGGTATTGGGATACTATGGTGACAGCACATATACTTGATAGCAGACCCGGTGTGACATCATTAAACTTTCAGGCATTCACAAAGTTAGGCTTGCCAATATACGATGAGCATATAGCACCTTATCTGAAACAAAAAGGAAAGTCACCATATAACAGGATACATGAATTGGATATGAGGGATTTACTGTTATATGGTGGACTCGATAGTAGAGTGACTTCCGAAGTACAAAAATTTCAAGAGGATGAATTGGAGAGATTTGAACGATGGCGACAGAGAAGATTAGAAAAGTAATTGATACCGATAATATGTCACCGGAAGAGTTTGAAGAGCTTTGCAAGAAAATAGAAGATGAGACAGAAAGCTTATTCAGGAGTACAGCGATACTTTATAAGCTTGTGAAGAATAAAAAATTTGCAACTAAAACAATGACATGTAATGATATTTTCACCTTATGCAGATATATATTTACTCTTCTTAAAGAATGCCGAGTTGATAAATAATAGATGATAAACTTAAAATGTAAAAATATCGCTTGGGTATTGCCGAGACCAAAAAAAGATTCATATAAAGGTGGAATGCCTTTATATGCTGAAGAGAGACTTATCAGATTAGCAAGAAATATATTAAGGGATAGAAATGCAAAAGTTTTGAGTCTCTTTTGTGGTATGTGTAAGATAGGATATCGAGTTGATATAAGACCACTTGTTAAACCAAAACTATGTTGCGACATACACGAATTATCAAGACATCTAAAAAAGAGAAAAGAAAGTTTTGATATTATACTTGCCGACCCGCCATATAGTAATAAAGAATCAAAGGATGTCTACGGGACACCAAAATTAAAATATAGTAAGTGGACGAAAGAGGCTGATGTGTTTTTAAGACCGGGGGGACTTTTTATAATATATCATAAACTTATGATGCCCAATCCAAATCCAAAAACTTATGATGTGGTAAAAAGAGTCTTTATAGGAATAAGAACAAATCACCCACCACGTGTCGCTACATTCTACCATAAACATTGTAATCCTTTTTCAAAGTCAACAAGAGAAAAATTCAAACTTATAGATATATGATAATAAAAGCCACAACACAAGATGCTCGGAAATTAATGCTTGAAGGCTCAAAGACCTTGTCACGCATTGAAGCAAACGGTATATGTATTGACACAAGATACCTTGAAGATGCAATTGATAGCACTGAGCTTAAAATGCAGAAGTTGACAACCAAGATGAAAAAGCTGGAAGTCTATCATAAACTTGAAAAGTATTATGGTCGAAGATTAAAATTAGGCTCACGTCCCCAACTTGCACATATTCTTTTTGATATTATGGGATATGAAGCAAAGGAATTGACAAAGACTGATAGAGTAAAAACCGATGAACATGCCTTGATGCAAATCCGTGAGCCTTATGTCAAGATGTTCCTGAAGCTTGAAAAATTAAAGAAGGCTTGCAATACATATTTGAAGGGAATAAGACGTGAAGTGACAAACGGTTTTATTCATCCTTTTTTCAATCTTCACCTTGTCATTACTCATCGAAGTAGTAGTGACCATCCAAACTTTCAAAACATGCCTATAAGAATCCCGATGATGAATGAGCTTATAAGGCAATGCTTTGTCCCCCGGTCGAGTAAGAGACAGATTGTAGAGCTTGATTATGGTGGTATAGAAGTCAATGGAGCGACATGGTATCATAAAGACCCTGTTATGATTGACTATCTATATGATAAAAGAAAAGACTTGCATCGTGACATGGCACAGCAATGTTTCAAGCTGCCGAAAGAAGAGCTAATTCCCATAGAAAATGACAAGGATGATAAAAAGAGAGCAGGGATTATAAGATATTGTGGCAAGAATAATTTTGTATTCCCTCAATTCTATGGTGACTATTTTGGCAATTGTGCATCGGCTCTGTGGGAAAACATAACAAAATTAAAGCTACACACCCGAAACGGCAAGTCACTAAGAAAGCATCTGAAGAAAAAAGGAATTGATAGTTACGAAGACTTTGAACATCACATTGAGAAAGTTGAAGACCATTTTTGGAATAAAAAGTTTAAGGTTTATAACCAGTGGAAAGATAGTCACTATGAAAGATATTTGAAGACCTGTGCTATTGACATCCTGAGCGGTTTTACTGTTCACGGTTACTTCGATAGAAACCAAGTCATTAATACCCCGGTTCAATCAGTATGTTTTCATTGTCTCTTATGGTCGCTAATCAGGCTTGAAAAGATGATGCGTAAATATAAAATGAAGTCATTATTAATAGGACAGATACATGATAGTATAGTTGGAGACATACTCAAAAAGGAACTGAAGGATTTCTTAGAGCTTGCCTATCAGATAATGGTCGTTGACTTGCAAAAGCATTGGGGGTTCATAATCACACCATTGGAAATTGAAGCCGAAGCGTCACCACCCGGAATGTCATGGTATCACAAAAAGGAGATTAAAATATGATTAAAAGATACTTCTTTAGTTTGAAAAAGGATTTTCTTTTTCATTGTCTTCAAATACTGTCACTATATTTCACTTTTATTATAAGGAGATAACATGAAGGAGCTTTACAAAAAATACAGACCAAAGAAATTCTCGGATGTCATTGGACAGCCACAAACTGTCAAGAAGCTAAAAGCAATGGTGAAGAAAAATCAAGTCCCTCATACCATTCTTTTTACCGGGCCTTCGGGTTGTGGCAAGACAACACTGGCAAGGATTGTATCGAAGAAACTCGGCTGTGCTGCTATTGACTACGAAGAAATTAATGCAGCAAGTAAAAGGGGAGTCAATGACATCAGGGCTATCGAATCCAAAGTTGAACAAGCTCCATTCAAAGGTGATATCCGAGTATTTGTAATTGATGAGTGTCACAAGCTCACTGGTGACGCTCAGAGTGCAGCTTTCAAACTACTTGAAGATACCCCGGAGCATGTTTACTTTATGCTTTGCACAACACACAAAGAAAAGATGGACAGAGCTATAATCACGAGAAGCACTGAGCTTATTGTCAAACCATTGAGTGACTCTGATATGTTCAAGGTGATTAATAAGATGATATATAAAGCGTCACTTAAATTCAAGAATGCTGACAGACTAATCAACAAAATCATTGAGGCGTCGGACGGCTCACCAAGGCAGGCTCTTGTCATTTTGAATCAAGTTAAAGACTTGGAGACAGAGGATGAAATGATGGAAGCCATAGAGGAAGAGCATGTTCGGGCGGCAGCTATTGACATTGTGAGAACACTGGTATTTGATGACAACAAATCCAAACCTATAGTGACATGGAAAAAGGTTGCTTCTATGCTTAGTGATATCACAAAGGAAGAGGTAGAGATACTAAGACAGATAGCTCTATCATACGCAAACAAAATTCTATTGAATCCAAAACGTCCCCAAGTTGTTAAAAGAGCTTACAAAGTAATTGATGAATTTTCGGACACTTTCTTTTATTCAAGCAATGCAGGGCTTTCGGCAGCATGTTTTCGTATAATATTCAATAACGAATAATTTGTTGGTCACTATTTTGGTAGTTACTGCTATAATAATAAAAAGGAATAAATAATGAAGAAAACTAAAATTACAATGAAATCAGAAAAAGAGCTTAGGCCGTTGCTTGAAATCGACCCTAACGAATTAGTCGATGAGTGCATTGTCCAGCCAAAACTGTTCCTGCACTATGCGTCACAGCAAAGAGCAGCAGAGGATGACATGAATGATGCCAAGGCTCAGTTGAAAAAGGTGGAAGCTAAACTGTCAACAAAGATAAGGAAAGACCCTGAGAGGTATGGCATTGATAAAGTCACTGATACAACTGTTTCTCATGCTGTTCAATTGCGTCCCTTATACCAAGAGGCATTGGATGATTACCACAAGGCAGCAAGTATATATAGGATGTTATCTATTGCTATCAGTGCCCTATACCAACGTAAAGATATGATTGAGAATGCCATCAAGTTGCATGGTCAATCTTATTATTCTGTCCCTTATACACCGGGGGATATGAGCAAACTTGTTGACGAGACATTGGCAAGCAGAGCTTTCAAAGCCAAGAAACGAAAAAAGAAAAATGCTTAAAATAGTTTTAATATTTATAATGTCACCGTTTGCTGTTTACTTCTGTGTGAAGTGGGGCAAGATTGCCCTATACAAAGCAGACGCATTTATAAAAAAGAATTGTCAATGACACGAAAGGAGTAAAGTATGTCGAAAAAGAGTAAAGACAAAAAGAAAAAGAAAAAAAGCTCTGCATCATTTGTTGACCGTATGGTTGATAGATGTCTCTCCGGGGCACAGAGTACAACGCTTGCTCTGCCTGAAGGTGTCAAAATGTTTGACCCGAAGGAAGGCAAAGTAAGAATTGACATCCTGAGTTATATTATCAAGGGATATAACCCGGACGGGGAAAAGGGGGACAAAGCCTGTGTGCGTTCTTATTGGGTGCATGTCATCGGCCCTGTAAACAATAAGAAATACGTAGTCTGTGCAAGGCAAAGTTTTGAAAAAGGGAAGTGTCCAATTTGCGACCATCGTGACAAAATGGCACGTGACCCGGATGCCGATGATGAATTCTTCAAGTCACTATACACAAAACATCGTCAGTTGTGGAATGTTGTTGACCATGCCGACAAGCCCGATAAGAAAACCAAACGGCGTCCATGTCACGTTTGGGATATTTCCTATCACAATTTTGGGAAGCTCTTGGCAAGTCGTATATCTAATGCTGATGAAGATGACAACTTTCGGGAATTTGCCGATGCCGAAAATGGCTCTACTTTGAAACTCCTGCTTGAAGAAAAGAAAATTGGTAGACAGCCATTCTTGGAAGTCACCGATATCAACTTCAAGTCACGCAAAGAACCTTATGATGAGGAAGAAATGCTTGAAATGGCTCACGACCTTGATGCTCTTCTCATCGAACCAGACTACAAGGAATTGAAAAAGGAATTCCTTGAAATCGTTGAAAGTCAAGATAATGATGACGATGATGATGACGATGACGATGATGATGACAAGAAGAAATCGAAATCAAAGAAGTCATCAAAGTCAAAGAAGAAAAAAGACGATGACGATGACGCCGATGATGATGATGATGACGATGACGCCGATGATGATGATGACGACGACGATGATGACAATGACGCCGATGATGATGATGACGACAACGATGATGACGATGATGACGATGATGACGATGACGATGATGATGACAAGAAGAAATCGAAATCAAAGAAGTCATCAAAGTCAAAGAAGAAAAAAGACGATGACGATGACGACGACGATGATGATGATGATGACGACGACGATGATGACAATGACGCCGATGACGATGATGATGACAACGATGACGACGACGATGATGATGACAACGATGACGACGACGATTTTGAACCGGATGACGACGACGATGATATCCCTGATAAGTCGAACAAGAGAAAAGGCAATAAGAAGTCCAAGGACAAGAAGTCATCCAGCAAGAAATCGGATAAGAAAAAGAAAGGGGGTAAGAGCAAGAAAGGAAAAAAGTAGAAACACTGTCATTTGGTGATGTGTGCCCACGTGACGGTATTTTTGGTGTTGATACTGATAAGCTAAAGCAATGTATGGATTGTCCAGATTGGAGTTACTGTGACGATGTCAAAGAAAAAGAAAAAAAGAAAAACCGACATAACAGAAAGAGACATAGAAAAGATACTCAAAAGAAATAAACCGAAACACACACGGATGTCAACACGGTTTTTGAGTACAGGCAGCACTATGTTAAATCTTGCTTGCACAGGAAAGTCACGCTTTGGATACGGAAAGGGCAAGTATTACTTTCTTGTTGGTGACTCTGATAGTGGCAAAACTTTCTTGGCTTTGACATGCCTTGCTGAAGCAGGTATCAACAAATACTTTGACAATTACCGGATGATATATGACAACGCTGAAGATGGGGCATTGATGGACATTGAGAAGTTTTTCGGTAAAGCTGTCAAAGATAGGATAGAGCCACCGAGCTATGATGGTGATGGGGAAGCTGTTTTCTCAGATTCGATTGAAACCTTTTACTATCATGTTGACACGGCCTTAAAAGAGGAACAACCATTTATCTATATTCTGGATTCAATGGACTCCTTGACATCGGAGCAGGAAACTGATAAGTTTGAAGAGCGTAAGGATGCCTATCAGAAAGGAAAGGATGTCACCGGCTCTTATGGCGATGGTAAGGCTAAAATCAATTCGGCAAATTTGCGGAGACTTCTTACACCCCTTCGCAAATCTGGCTCTATCCTTATTGTTATTAATCAAACACGTGACAATATCAACAAACTATCGTTTGCAAAAAAGACACGTTCCGGGGGATGGGCTTTGAAATACTATGCCACTATAGAAATATGGACATCACCCCAAGGCAAAATAAAAAAACAGATAAGGGGCAAAAAGCGTTCAGTTGGAACACAGGTACAGATTGATGTCAAAAGAACACGAGTGACAGGAAAGGATAGAAGAGTATCTGTCCCTATATTTCCATCCTACGGAATTGATGACGTAACATCTATGATAGAATTTCTTATTGATGAAAAGCATTGGAAGATGTCCGGGCAGAAAATTAAAGCCAAGGAATTCAAAAAGAAAATGACAATGAAGGCTTTGGTTGATTATATTGAAAAGAAGGGACACGAAAGAAAACTACAAAAAATAACTGAAGGAGTTTGGAATGAAATCGAAGAAGCTTGCGAAATCAAAAGAAAACCAAGATACAAATGACATGACAGGTTATGGCTTTTGGGATAAAAAATGTCCTGATTGTGGCAGGAGATATGGATGGAGAGGAAAAGAAAATGATGACCCCGGCTGTCCACAGTGCAAAAAAATAAAACAGGAACATTCCCCAAAAGCAGCACAGGCCAAAATGACACAAATGAAATGTCACATGAGGGCACAGGAAATATTTGATGAGCATAAAAAAAGACTTGGAGCGACCGAGCTTGCTTTCATCCATGCCATGACAAAGAAGAGAAAATACACAGTACAACAAGTCAACAATGTAAATCGTATGTATAGAAAATATATAGGATTGGAAGTGATAATAAGATGGTAACAAGAAAAACATGGATTGTTCTTGATTGTAATTACCTATGTCATCGAGCAAGGCATAGCACTGGTCACCTAAGCTATGGTGGAACACCAACTGGAGTCATCTATGGATTCTTAAGATTCATAAAAGATTTTCAGTATAAGATAAGACAGGATGATTTTGTTTTCTGCTTTGATTCTAAATCAAGCAAACGAAAAAAAATCTACCCGGACTATAAAGCCAACCGTGACAATGGGGAGTTATCACCTGAAGAAAGAAAAGAGAAAAAGGAATTCAGACTTCAAATCAAAAGACTCAGAACAAAGTATCTTAAAGACATGGGCTATAAAAATGTCCTTGTGCAGCCGGGATATGAAGCCGATGACTTAATTGCTTCTATCTGCTTAAACCTGAAGAAAGATGAAGATGCACTGATTGTATCCTGTGACAAAGACTTATATCAATTGCTATGTCCACAGGTAAGAATGTTCTCACCTGTCAATAATAAATTTATTACCTATCAATCATTTATAACGAAGTATGGAATCAAACCCTTGGAATGGATAGTTGTTAAAGCATTGGCAGGATGTCCCACTGATAACATAAAAGGGATTGAAGGAATTGGAGAGGTCAGAGCATTAAAGATTATAAAGCGTGAGATTGACAAGGAATCAAAAGCATACAAGAGATATCTGAAATCGGGCAAGATAATGACTCGTAACTTAAACCTTGTGAGACTTCCCTATCCCGGTGTTAAGAAATTCAAATTAAGACATGATAAATTTTCCAAGGAAGGATTCAGAAAAGTGATTAAGTCACTTAATATGAAGTCACTAATAACATGAGCAAGAAAAAAAGAACAAGAAGAAAATCCATAAAAGGCCGAGTCAAAGGAATGAGATTTGAAAGAGACATCTGCAAGAAGCTCAGCCAATGGTGGACAGGAAAGGATGAGGAAGTACATGACGATGTATTCTGGCGTTCCGCAGGCTCAGGAGCCACAGCCACAGCAAGAACCAAAAGGAAAAAGAGAACCTTCGGTCAGTATGGTGACATTCAGGCCAATGACCCAATAGGACAACCACTTCTTGACTGTTTCACAATCGAGCTTAAATGCGGCTATAGTGACTTTTCAATGCAGGATTTGTTCGATAAACCAGAGACACAAGGGCCATCCCAAATAGAAGAATTCATAGAACAAGCTGCCAAGTCGAGTACGGCTGCAAATACACCGGCATGGATGATTATATTCCGGCGTGACCGCAAGGATGCGGTCATCTTCATTAAACGAACAAAAAAGATAGAACATATATTGTCACGACTCAGAGGAAATCCTGAGCCTTATGGTGCTTTCAATTTCTATAATAAGACAGAGACAAAATTTTACAAAGTATTTGTCACAACATTAACAAGTCTGTTTGAATTAAGCCCGGATGTTTTCAAAGAATGACAGAAGACTTGATATGTGACATTGAAATATGGATGAAACAGTTAGAAGATGATTACAAAGAAAAACATAAATAAAAAACAGGCCAAGCATATCCTGAAGCTCTTGAAGCGATGGACTCGTTGTGAGATAATGGCGAGACATGGTAGGTTTGATAATCTCGGATATATTGACTATGCATTAAAGGAAGTCGAATACCGGGATAAGATAAGAAAATATTTATATGGTGACAGCAACTTGGCTGAGTTAGGTATTAAATGGAAAATGTTGAAGAAAACTATAAAAGGCAGACTTATCCCAAGAAAGAAAAGAAAGGAATGATGACATGGGAACACCAACAATGAAAACAGTAAGAAGAACAGAAGAAAAAACAGACAGAGAATGTCCCGATTGTTTGTACGTATGGATGCGTGACCCGAAGCCACACTGTCGCCGTTTTCCATTACAGCTTATTTATAATCCAAGCATGAACAACGGGGCTGGTGGTATTGACGCAAAGTTTCCGCCTATCTTTCCGGGGGGCTGTGGAGAATGGACACCAAGGGAGAATGCCAATGAAAAAGAAGAAACTGACTCATAAGCAATTGATAAAAAAATCTATAGCTAATATAAACAAAAGGTCACAAGCAGAGAAGAAATGGGAAACAACAAAACAAAATATTCAGGATGCAGCAAGAATACTCGATGGCAGGGGACTTATTCATCGGCGTTTTTCTGGCAAGTGAAATTATATATTCTCCTTTGTGTGTCCTTTTGCTGGTTACGGAGTTCCAATCGTTGTAGAGCAGGGATGTTGTTGGGACTCCGTGACATTTATTTGAACCTTTATAATTACCTTCTAATACATGCTATGTTGACATTTAATTATTTTTCTGGATTTGTCTGATGAATTCACAAACCTAAATTGAGAGACAATAGAATATACTGATAAATTGATGAAGATTTTTTTATGAGTTATTAGGAAACCTATTATCAGGGGCGGTGACTCGTTGTTGCTGCCCCATTATTAAAAAGAGCAGCCATGTTGACAAAAGCACAAATCAGAGGTATTCTAAAATTCAAAAGCCTTGATGTGGATTTTGATAGGGTGACTACTATTGTAGGTTCTACCGACAAAGGTAAAAGCACTTTTATTTGGGCACTCTATTGGTTGATGACAAATCCAACTGTGACACTTGAAGAATTTGTTCATAACAAATCGAAGCTGGCTCAGATGCGTTTGTTCTTAGATGGTCATTCTGTCATGCGGAAAAAGGGTGAGAGCAAAAACATCTATATACTTGATAAGGGGAAACCCTATAAGGCTTTCAAGAAAGAGAAAGTCCCGGACAAGATAAAGAAACTCTTCAACGTAGATGACATAAACTTCCAGTTTCAACATGACAATCCTTTTTGGTTTTGCAAAACGCCGGGGATGGCAAGCCGGGAGTTAAACAAGCTTATTAATCTTGAAGTCATGGACAACACACTCAGCAACCTTGATACATGGCTCAGAAAGGAACGTGACAAAAAAGCTGAGGTAGAAAAAGATATTCAAGATTTTACAGAGCAATTGGAACTCGGACAGTTTGTTCACGAGTTTGATGTTAAATTGTCAACACTTGAAACACTTGAAAAGCGTTTTCAGAGAACGGCCTTAAAATGCCGTAGAATCAAAGAGACTATAAATAAGGCTATATCATACCAAAAGCTCAGCGTTCGGGCCTGTACGGGCCGGGAAATAGCTCGTTTGGCGGTACTCAGTGGGCAGATGTGGCTTGATTTGAGGGAATCCCGGCAAGAGCTTGAAAATCTCATAAAAAAGTCCGAGGGACTCAGGAGAATCATAAATAATAAACCCCCGGACATTTCAGATATTGAGAAAGACTTTGTCACGTATGATAGGCTGAGGAACAAAAGAACAGAGCTTGAAAGACTCATTAAGTTACACCGGGAATATTTATGGAAAATAACCAAGCACAGACAAAGAGCCGAGAGGATTGAGAAGCAATTGAGAAAAGCAATAGGCAAGAAATGTCCCTTATGCGGAAAAAGACAAAATGAAAAGAACACATGTCAATAAAAAAGTAGATGCAATACTGTGTGCCGATATACACCTGTCACATAATCCACCTGTATTGAGAAGTAAAGAGCCAGATTGGTATAATGCAATGAGACAGGTTCTTTACTGGCTGCAAGAGACAAGAAGATTTTTCAAATGCCCTATACTGGCTGCTGGTGACATACTTAACTACTGGAATTGCTGCCCGGAGCTAATAAACTTTGCAATGACATATCTGCCAGTTGATATGTATTGCATACCGGGACAGCATGATACACCAAATCATAACCCTGATGAAATGGAAAAGAGTGCATACTATTCACTTGTCTTGAGTGACACTATCAAAGATTTGGAATGTGTAGTAGATACACAACTGCTTAAACATTTTAATTTATACTCCTTTGCTTATGGTGAAAAAATAAAACCACCAAAAAAAGAGACAACGGTTGGGCCAGCAAATATTGCTTTATGTCACCAATTCATCTGGCATGGTAAACACAGATACAAAACAGCAGCAAGGAAAACAAACATAAACTACATAGCAAAAAAGAATATGATTGACAATAAGCTCTTTGGTTATGATGTCATGGTGTTTGGAGACAATCACAAGGGCTTTCTTACCAAGATTGGAGACACGACTGTGTTCAATTGTGGGACATTGATGAGAAGAAGAACAACCGATTTAGACTACAGACCACAAGTGGGATTACTTCACCCGGACGGAGAAGTGACAGTTATCAGGATACCCATAAAGAACGATGTCTATCTTGAAACGAAAACAGCAAAGGCACTTGAAGAGAATCCTGAGATTGACATTTCAGAGCTAAGCAAAGAATTAAAAAGTATGGAAGGTCAGGACATTGACTTTGAATTGATTCTTAAAAATTATCTGAGAAAGAAAAACGTAAAAGTAAACAAAAGGACAAGAGAGCTTTTATTCAAAGCAGCAGAAAAGGAACGTGACAATGTTTAATTTTGGTTTTGCTGAAATAGCAGTGATTTGCTTAATCGGTATTTTGGTCTTTGGGAGACAGCTTCCGAAAGTAATAAGTGGGACAACCAAAACGATAAAGGAATTCAGAAAAGGATTCAAAGAGAGCATAGACAATGACAAAAACAAAGAAGAGAAATAGAGACATAGAAGAGTTTGCAGAGCTAAAAAAGAAAGCTCAGAAGATGACACGCATTGCCGACAAAGCCGAAGCAGCTATGTCACAAGTTGAAACTACCTTGAAGGAGAAATTTGGTTGTGACTCTATTGAAGAGGCACAAAAGAAATATGAAGTCATTCTCAAAAAAGAAAGACAACAAAAAAAGAAGTATGAAAAAAGAAAAAGTGACTTTGAAGATGAATGGGAAAAATGGGAAGAAAGTAAGGAGCAGTAAAATGTCAACGTGCAAGGAAGTTAAAGTAGTGTCAATTGTTAAAATAAAAATTGTCTCCAATGAATCAAAAGCTTTTTTGGAAAAGAACCTTGACGAAATCATACTCAGGACAGAAATGTGGCTAAACTCATTGCCAGTAGCTTTTGTTGGCAGAGAGACAAACGGGGGCACAAAGGTACATTGTAGATTTGATATCAAGAGACAGCTATTTCAAAACGAAGATGAGGACAAGTTATGCCAGAGTATCAATCCGGGACAAGTGGATATCGAACAGCTATAAATAAAAAACTTGGTGAGATAGAATCTATAGCCAAGCAACGTAATAGCTCTATTAAAGAGCTTAGGCAAATTGAGCAGGAAATAGAAGACATACAAGCTGCTCAGAGACACGCACAGATTGTTATTCAAGGCATCCAAGAGACAGTGCATACTAAAGTAACAAATGTAGTGACAGCATGTATCAAATCAGTCTTTGACAATCCTTATACCTTCAGGATTCTGTTTCTGAGGAAGCGACATAAGACAGATGCCAAGTTTATCTTTGAGCGTGATGGTCTTGTTGTCAATCCTATGAAAGCTTCAGGCGGTGGTGTTGTCGATGTTGCTGCGTTCGCTTTGCGTTTGGCTTGCTTGCTTATGCTTAAACCAAGTCCCCGGAGACTCCTTGTTATGGATGAACCTTTTAAGTTTGTCTCTGAAGAGTACCGGGATAATGTCAGAATGATGCTTGAAAAAGTATCGGAACAATTCAATGTTCAAATTATTATGGTGACACATATAAAAGAATTAGTCACCGGAAAGGTTGTGAGATTATGACTGATAAGAAAGCTGAAAAGAAAATCAAGAAGTGGATTAATGAAGCTATTGCCATGACAAATGCAACAATAGATGACCAAAAAGAGTATGTAAGAAACAAAGTCATGGAAAATAACAATATTAAGGAAGCATTATTAGAAAATGCAATTGAAGTCTTTTGCTTCCAATATCTATACGCTTCCAGACACGAGACAAAGAAACAACTGAACAGAGATTGTATAAGAGCCAAAGGTGCTAATCCAACACAATCTAATGTCACACAACAGACTGAATTGGCGTTCCGTCGAAGATTGAAAAAGACAATCTTTGATGAGTATGATTGTGGTGACAAGAAGATAGGTGACTGCACACGTGATGAAGTTGCCAGAGAAGCTACAAGGTTAAGAAATACAGGAAAAGGATATATTGAACAAGCCAATATATTCACCGATGTTTGTAACTTAATGACATCAAACAAAAAGACTGTACGACAATGCATAAAGTCTGTCACTTTTATAAGTATAGTCAATAAATATAAAGCAATGAATTCAATTGCATAAGAACCTGATGACTCGTGTTACCCACCAAGTGGTTGTTCTTTGAAAAATAAATAGACCATAGCCTGAGTTTGTGTTACCCAAAAGGAGACTGTCACCATACATATAGTGTTACCCTAATCTTATCTACAAGGAGAATCAAAATGAAATCCAGAGAAAAAGTCATTCAATTATTAATAAAACAACAAAAAACCAGAACCAATGTCATTAAGCAAATGAACAGACAGCGAAACGGTTGTCTATCGTTTGTTTCCAATCAAATAGGATATAACTCATGGCAAGATGAAAAGGAACGGAAAAAGAAATGGAGTGATGCTGAGAAGATTTTCAAAGCTGTTAAGAATGGTGGAGACAAAAATCAAATAGCAAAAATAATAGGTGATAAAAAACAAGCTAAGATTCTATATGAAATTGTTGGTGACTTCATATTGGTGACAAGTGAGGGATTAAATTCATTAATTGAATATAGACTGACCTTAGAAAAACAAATGTCACAAGATGCAGCAAAACTACCAATATCAAATTGGTGGACTGATGAAAGAGGTCGTGGATTACTTGGACTCGCTATTATCATTGGTGAGGCTGGTGACTTGTCCGGCTACGAAAATCCTGCTAAGTTGTGGAAACGATTTGGTGTTGCTGTTCTTGACGGTGTACGACAAGGTGGACTTACTAAAAATGCTAAAGCTGAAGAGTGGATTGAACACGGATACAACAAACGGAGACGCTCTGTTCTATGGACGATTGGTGACACACTATTGAAGACAAATGGCAAGACAGGCAGGTACAAAAAGATATATGATAAACGAAAGGAATTTGAAAACAAGAGACTAAAAAAAGAATGGATTGAGCAAGGTAAAAAAGAAAAGACATACAAATCTATGAAAGCCCATAGACGGGCACAGCGATATATGGAAAAAAGATTGTTACGTGACTTATGGAATGTATGGAATGAAGTTATATAAGAACCTTGAAACTGGTGTTACCCATAATTAGTCTGTTACCCTTATCCTTCCTGTTCTAAAAAACGGGACGCCCCTGAACAAAGAGACTGGCATACACCATACCAGCGGAAAGGACTCAGGGACGTCCCTAAGAGCAGCCTATATTAACCTACCTCTTTTTCTCCTTACTTCTCTTGATGCCTGATAATGAACAATCACAGGCTCAGTGACTTCCGGTTCTCTGTCAAATATCTTGCAGTATTCCCCCGGTAATTCAGTAAAGCGTCCCCGGAGAACATGCTCAAGTGACTTTTGGTCAACCTCACCATGTAGATGTTTTTGACATCTTGCTTCCCATTCATTCACAATACCTTTTACCCAATCACAATTACGCAGGAATATTGTCCCACTCAATACTTCAAAGCCTCCGACCGAATTGACATAACAGCTTCTATCGAAAAGATGGACAGCAATATTACAATCTGAGTCATTGCCAAGCTCTTCAAACAGAATTGGATGCTGAAGGAATTCAGCATCAACGTCAACATATACAATATTTTCATCAAACTTCTGAAGCATTGACTTGATGAAAGTTGGTTTGAAGTTTGTGTTCTTCAACCACGAGCCTAAGTTTGGGACACCCTCAATATGATAAGGGACTCTGTTTCTTTCAAGTGACCTTTCCAGTATCTTCGCTCTTGCTTCATACAAAGTCCCTACGGTAAAATAAGCTACTACTATAAACGAACTCATATCATATTCCTATCAACATTGTCATTAACAAAATAGTTTCTGAAATATTTATCATATCCGTAGTTTGAACAACGGATGTCACAATTAGGGCCAGCACCACACTGGTTTATAAATCGGTGGACTATATTGACATGTTTTGCCGAACCCCAAACGTCCCTCAGACTTGCCCATCCATACAAACCACAATCAGCAAGTAGAGTAGAACTGTCACACCTTCTATCAACACAAGCGTAAGCCTTGCCATCACTTGTCACTGTCACAGTTAATGGTGTAAGATGGCAATACTTTGGCAGGAGCTTCTTGTAATCCTTGTCAAACTTGTGACGTACTCCTACTATCTCAAACTTGCCCGGCTCTTCAAAGTCACGGATAGCATTTTTTATTTGCTTCTCTACACATTCAATATCTATCAAGTCACGCTCCTTATCTTCCAACTCAGCCGGGCGTATTTGAACATAACGACATCCAAGCTCCTTGGCTTTTTCACATCCTTGATAAATCTCTTTGTGTGACTTAGGCAATACAAGCATTTTCCAACAAACATCATTTCTTAAATGATGACTTCGGATAATACCCACAAGCTTTTGTATATTACCACAAACAATCGGATAAGCAGATAGTGACGAATGTTTTATTTCTTTGTATGTATTTGTTGATGCAGCGTCCATACTAAAGCCAATAAATTTAGTATAGAAAGCAGCATGATGCAAAAGCTCTCCATTGAAACCAAAGCCGTTGGTGACAAGCCCTATCTCTGTCCCTGAAAAATGAAGCTCCCTCAACAAATCAGGCAGGCCCGGATATAAAAGAGCATCACCTTGACTACCTACAATACAACAACCAAGAACCCGGTGACCATTAACATTCCAATTTCGTAAAAAATAAGGAAGTGTCTTTGCTAAACGCTCAGGCAAATCAGGCAATTGTTTATCGTGTATTTGTTTTCTCCTATGGTGACAATGGTCACACCGATACTGACATCTACCGCTAACATCAAGATTCAGTACGACCGGGGGTAAATACTGCTCATTAACTATCGCTTCCATACGATAACCGTGTGTCAATATCTTTTGACTGTTGAACGGATGGAAGTCACTGCTCTGTATATCTATTCCAATATTTTCCGACACCACATTGCTCCTTTCTCTTTTGGTGGTTTGACATTCTTATGCCAATTAGGATAATGTCTCACTTCATAACCGAGTCCCACCATATCCTGCGGATACCAAGTGCTACGATGCGTTTGATAAAAATGGTTATTAAATCCTCTGTCATCTTTTGTTTGTGGGTGATTGCCTACCGGGACAAAGAACATCAAGCACTTTGTTGCTATCTGTTCACAGTCTTTAAGAAGACATAAAGCATCCTCCGGTTCAAAGTGTTCTATAATGTCAATACCTATAATACAATCAACTTTTCTTTTCCAGACTTTTCTAAGTCCCTTCAAATCAAAACAATAAAATGTCAAGTCATCAAGATGGATAAATGTACCTTCCCTTGCTTTTGTAATGGCAGCTTGACAGGCATCAATACCAAAACGATGCCTTGCCTTGATTTTCTTCAGAGTATTTCCTGTCCCACAACCAATGTCCATTACCGAATCATATTGCGACGCAAGCTCTATTAATTTTGCAATCGACCAATCAATAGTGGATGCTGTAGATTTCTCTTCCGTACCCATCGTCACTATCCTTTCCCAAATAAAGTATTTGTTTTGCCTTTGAACCTCTTATTGCATTGAATAAATCCTTCTGTGTCACTCCAGCCTTTTCAAGTTTATCCCATCGCCCCGGAGAAAAAATCAATCTTTCTTTCGTTGTGTTCATCAAGTGTGTTAAATGTCCTAAAGCTATACTAATACCCTTCTCAATGACAGTATGATAAAATACATCCATATAAATGACAACATCAAAGTCACTAATATTTTCTATTATATCTTCGATACGGGCATGAAAGAATCCAGCATCCTTATTAAGAGCCTTCATCTTTGCACGAGCAACATCCAAAAACACTTTGCTTCTATCAACAAAAGTCACATCAAAATTATGTTTGGATAATCCCACACCAAAATACCCGTCATTACAACCTAAGTCAAGAAGTCTATCACCACGACAATTTATTATGTCTCGGTATATCATCTGAAGTCTGCCCTTTGAATTCCTTATGGCTTTCATTCCGGGGAACGGATTGTAAGAGACACCGGGCTTGATTCTTTCTTTGGTCTTCACAACATCATATATCTTTCGGATTTCTTTTATCTTATCAACTGACATCGAAACTGTGACATCAAAAGGTATTCTCACAAACGGCACTTCCTTTATACCAAGCACATAAGCAATCACAGCCCGATGGTGACCTCCCCATACTTCATAGGTATTGCTACCTAAGTCCCATCCCTTCAAAGCGTCAATCCTTCCACTTGTCTTTATTGCATTATATAGCTCAGCCAATTCTTTCTGAGTATTACCGCCCTTTGACACTGAAGATGCCCTTATCAGATTATAGGCTGACTTATCAAAATCTGCACAGGGATTATTAAATATAGGGACATGTGTAGGCATCTGAGATATGGGACATCCAGCCATCAGAAACTTACATGTTAGTGGTGACCTATTTACTAATAAGCTGTTTGTGGAGACATTCATTTAAGTACCTCACAAAGTAAAATGGATTTTTCTGCATAACTTTTGGCAACTGCCCGTTAAACAATTTTATATCATTGTGACTTACAATCCTTCTCCAAGGTTTTAACATTTTTTCAAAATGAGCATAAGGAGTCCCTTTGTTTATTAAAAACGAACAATCCGAACTCAGAATTATCCTACTTCCTGTGGCCTTTACTGTGTGACATTCATTAGGCGAACTCTCTGTCATTCCAATTTTATCAGTGACAAAGAAACGACCACTCTTTGATTGTTTGAAAACATGCTCCAAATCCATGAACCAATTAAGAGTCACAAAGCCACAAAGTTTATTTTTACTCCAATGGGGAATAACAACGTTGACAATTTCCTTTATAGTATCTTCATAATAAACTTCGTCACCATCAAGTATCATAAAATACTCTGTCTTCGTATCTTCAATCATTTTCCTACGTACCCACCACTTGCCCTTTTTACCCTCATTATTTTTTGCTGTTGCTCTTGCTTGTCCCACTTTCCATTTAGTTTCATCTGTCTCTATCTCATGGACTTTGAATCTTATTTTCTTTTGGTCATCTTCATCAAGAAGCTTGTATATATCCTCAATAGTATGCTCATCATCAGAGCCAGTATCGTATAAAAGAATGATGTCAACGTATTTATATATTGACTTTACTGCATAATATACAAACGGCTCATTTCTTATCATACAATGTGCTGTCAAAGTTGCCATATTTCTACCTCTTTAATTGTCTCCGGCCTAAACCATTTATCAGTCCCCTTATTAGGAAAAGCATTTTCCTTTTTCAATCTCTCATGTAGTGGCAATGTGTATTCTCTCCTGAGCTTCTTATAAGAAGCACGAGCAGATGGTGACGGATGCCACAGATGAATGACAGGATACTTCGATGACTTCGCTCTTCGGTTCTTCGACCACCACCAAATAAAATATGAGTCCTCACCTGCAAAGCCTAAAGCGTATCTCTCGTCAAAGCCCCCATTGTCAATGAATGCTTTTCTAAAGAAGCAGAGACAAAAGCCGCCATAACTTATGGTCTTTCCTTTTTCTTTCTTGCTAAGATAATTCAATGGTGTTGCATCTGTCTGAACACGATGACAGGGATGGTATATCATCAAGTCCCTATCAATGAGATTACTATAAATCCAATCCAGTTGGCGACTGCTTGTAAATAATACTTCCGGGTCAGTGACAATAATCTTCTCGGCATCAGCCATATTCACAATCATAGCATTCCTATCGGTAGCAGGACAATTGCTTGCCACCTTGAATGGCAGAGCATCCCTGTCACAGAATGCTGTTTTTATGGAATGAAAAAATTTATACCACTTGTGAACCACAGCTTTCCAATGGTCACTTGAACCACCATCGGCGATACATATTTGAACTACTTTCAAATCAAAGCCCTGCCGAATAAGCCAAGTAAAATATTTGTCAAGATAGTCAGCCCTATTCTTAAATGTCATACATATTGAGATTACGGGCTTGTCTCTTTCTTCGCCGCTCATTTGACTTCATCCTCTCTTTCTTATGTTTCAATTTCAAACATCCTATTCTGTCCCTATTTGTCAATCGCACATAATACAGTCTTTCAGGCAGGTTAAAAAATTCAATCCCTGATTTCTTCATGTCCCTCTTCCAATCAACATCCTCTCCACCCATATTGACATCCTCTATAAACCTAACTGCTTCCTTGGTTCTGAACATTATCGAGCCAAGAGAATTCCCTCTATCACCATCAAATACACCCGGATACCTGAAGCATTCGTTTTTATTATGTGAGAAAAGTTTAGTGTGACATGTAGAGACACATATCTTATCCGTCTTTTCCATTACAGAAAATTGTTTTTCTATCCTGTATATATTGCTCATGTCATCAGAATCCTGCCAACAAGCAATGTCACAAACTGCTAAATCAAGAAGAAAATTACGAGCGTTTGACACACCCATATTGGCACTGTTGATAGTGTATCGAATCCTGTCATCTTCCAATGCCAGCTTGTGTATTAAATCACCTGTCCCATCAGTAGAGCCATCATCATAAATGACAATCTCAATAGCAGAGAAAGTCTGTCTCCTTATGCTCTCAATACAATCCGGGAGTAGAGTCACTCTATTAAACACAGGTATCAATATACTAACTTTTGGACTTTTCATTGCTCAACCTCAATCATATACACTTTCCGTTGTCCCCGAACATTGTGCTTGTATTTTCGCAATGCAAATCCACCAAGCGATGCAATCATAAAATCAATGTCCTGCTCTGTCATCCCTCTATCCTTTGGAAACATTGGTGGGACAATCAATTCAAGAAAGATATATTTCCGAGCTACATCCTTAAACTCTTTTATAGCTTGTGACAATCTTTTATAGTTGGGGTCAATCTGATGGTGAACACTCAGATATAAAACAACATCAAAAGACTTTTTGCCAAGTAATTTCCTATTCATAAAAGTGACATCCTGATGTACTATATGGTCACGGATAGTTTCTGCCATAGAAAGAGAATCCTTATTGTTGTCAATCCCCAAAACACAAGCTCCTTTTTTACTTGCTTCAAAAGACATGTAACCATAATGACACCCATAATCAAGAACATCAAGTCCCGCCCAATCAATCGCGTCAATCGTACACCATAAACTTTTACTATCTGCTCTTTTTACCGGGGCAAAATCAAATCCCTGAAACCAGTATTTGTCCCTCACCCAATCCTCAATATCATAGTGACTCCATTTTCTTGGAAGCTCTACGATTATTTCTCCTTCCTTCATAGAATCAGGAAGCATTCTCTTTGTCAATACTTCAAGCGTATTAATTCTTTGTTTACTTGTCTTGTCTCTGATAGCCCAACCAAAACAAGTACCGACCTGTTTATGTGACATTTTAACAAACCAATACCGCTTCTGCCAATTGTCTCCATTCGGATAGAATAATGATGCTGCATGATTCATTATTTTGAATCCGGGAATTTCAATATTAAATGTCCCATACATCTTAGTATTAAATACTTGACTATGGACAGCACAACACTTGGAAGCCTTTCCCATTCCTTTTCTGTAGTGACCAATCAACATAATACTTTCTCCAATGGTATATATGCGATGATGTCATTGAGACTGCTTATATCTGAACAAGAGACAACATTGCATTCCGGTCTTTTCTTTTTAAGCTGCTCTATACCTATTCTGAAAAGTTTATCATAGTGACAAAGCTTTTCAACAAATTGTTTTTGGCCTGTGGGCATTCTGATATATTCATTGTGATAATGGGTATTTCTGGTCACTACTAAATCAATACCAAGCAGATATATATTCGTATATCCCAAAAGGACAGCCAGTTGCAGGGCACAAAATCCTGAATTGTCACCAGTCTTGAATTCCCTAAATGTTGTCCCAATACCTTCCTGATAACGTGACTTGATTATTATATCATAGTCACAAAGGTCATATACCAAACCACAACGAATATCATGCACCGCTCCTTTTGCTTCTGCTAAATCAGGATGTCCCAAGTTTGCAACAAATATTTTGGACACATTCAATCTGTGAAAATCAACTAAGCGTGACCTCACCTTACTAATAAAAGTATAATCGACAGTAATGAAATAGTTTGCTTCAGGAACATCAAAGATAGCACAATTTGTCACTATGGTATTAACGTCTTTCAATCGTTGAAAGTCAAATCCTTTTAGACTTGTCCCACCCCCAACTATAAATATGCTGCTCTTAAGCACGATTCACCCAAATATCATATTCTTGCCAACTGTCATATCCACCACGCACCGCTTTCAATCTGAATCGAAGCTTTGAATTCAATGGCTGTCCCGAACCTATACCACAGTCACTAATTTCATCAGCTTCCTGATAGGTATATGTTTCGCCTGTCAGTCCTGTCTCTGTTCTAACAAGTGCATCGTTTTCATCATTGATTCTCAATGTATATGTTGTCCCTGCTTCCGGGCCTATAGTCGTATTTGAATGCTCAATGATATCACTCACTTGCAATGTTCTGTCCCTATGCTTCCAAGTCAAAGTAGGTTGCCCTGAAAAGCTGGAAGGATAACTTGAACCATTTACTTTGAAGTCCCCCGGTGGGTAAGGTCTTATCATCCTGCTATTAAAAGCCGAAGCACTATAAGCTGTTGCGTCACCTATAGCCAATGTACCTAAGATTGTTCTTGGTAATAGCTTGACACCCGGTTGGTCACTTGTAGTATATTCTGTATTGCCAATCCTATTAACCATATTCATAAACCAAATTCTTGCAGCACCAGCCCCGGCAGAGTTTGGCCCTGAATGATATTCGGGGACAGTATCAAGACAACCACGAGCAAGAGTCACTTGATTTGAACTCACAGTAATAGATTTAACCTTCACAACTTCATTTTCAATAACGGCATAAGTGTCAACATCAACAGAATACAAATCAACCACATTCTCTAAAGTGACAACTACATCCTGTGCATTCAATGGCATATCGGCAGATATTGTAGCTGTGGGACAAAAGTAACCCCTTCCATCCTCATAAAAAGAACCGGCAGGACTATCCCTGAGTTTTAATTCGTAATCAAAGGAGTCACCTGTCGGGTCAAGTGCTTGTATAGATAGAAAGCCAGTGTCATTATCTAAAGCTGCCACTCCATCAACACCTATAAAACGAACAAGCTCAAAATATGGAGTCTCTAACAGTTTATAAACTGTAACATCATCAGGCTCATTATTAGGGTCACTCCACCCGGTTGTTGGTGGATTATCAAATAAAGCATCCTTCATACCAAAGACATCTTCAGCACAAACAAATTCAATGTGACCATCCCTTATATTTCCATAATTGACAGATAGAACACGAATAATCATTGTTTGTATTCCAAGGACATCCCATGTCATCTTGAAAACATCACCCGGATACAAGTCATACATTGTTCTTTTCCCTATTAATTTGAAGGTAGCATTAAAAGCTCCTATCTGCTGTCTGTCACGAGCAGCCAACTTTGCAGCAAGTGTGGCATTCGTCACTCCAAAATATCTTCTGTATAATGGAGCAACCTTACCCCCCTGCATATCAATTAATGCTACGTTCTGGTCGGGAAGTGACTCCTTCTTATGGTCAAGAACATTCCAATAGTCAACCCATACTTCGTCAGCTACTTCACCATATACACCCCTTGCAAAATCATTGACAGCAACAATGTCATCATTATCATAAGTTGTAAGTGTCCCAGCATCATAATCATCCCTAATGAGCTTAAGGATAAATTCGCCCGTTGTCATATCCTGATATAAAACAGCATCAATGTGACGTAGGACATCTAAAACAAAATCTTCAACTGTTGCCTTATCAGATTCCCATTTAAGCGAAAGTCCAAACCCTTCAGTATAAAGAGCATCAGCAACAGATTCCCAAAGTGTGTCATCAAATAGTGACTCAGGCTGTCCCAAACCCCACTGAGTATTTGTCATGCACTCCCTTATAATATGGGCAGGATTCAAGTTATTGTTTATATCTGCTTTTGATGAATACCATTGGGGACTTCCATCTGTTAGTACATCCGTTCGCTTGACAAGAAAACTCCAAGGATTTATATAAGGACTCGTTCCTAAATAGACCTTTTCAAGAGTTACAGAAGTCACACCCCTGTCGGCAGATATATTAGAGCCAAGAATTGAAGCCCTATAAGAATTAACGGATTGAGAAGCATATCCATACTGCACCCTCACTGTCCCCACTATCCCACCTTCAGATTCGTCACCACCAAATATATTAGGCTCATTAATTGATATCGTTGTTGCTCCATCTGCTTGTAGCGTGGTCTTACTATCCGGGTCAGGCCAAATAAGTTTTTTGCCCACCCTGATTTGTTTGATTCCATCTGTGACACCCTCTGTCACATGAAAATTAACACCCAATTTATATTTGTGACCTATTGTTTGATACACAGAGTTTGTAGGTGAGCCATGTCCCGGCAAACCCCATTTCCAATCAATTTCCTCTCCAACCTTCTTTCTTATTGGTGTAACTTCCTTGTCACCCCACCAATCAACGATAGCATTCTCTATATACATCATTCCGAATATGATTGTATAGGTTGTCCCTTCTACAGTTGTTGGAAGCTGTAAGTCACCCGGTTCAATATCCATTTCATGCCTGCCCTTTTTACTTATCCGGTCGGCAGCATAAGCCGTTATAATTGCCAACGAAATATAAAGAAGTATTTCTACAATCATTTTAATGTCATCCTCTAATAATACCATCCATAATGACAGTTATTTCATTTGAACCAGACATTGAGTCAATACTATTCTCAAACAGATTGACAAGGGGTAAATGTTGATTACCCCCATAGTTTATAATATTCCCGTATGCAATACAAGCAGTTGGTGTATGAGGACATCCGGGATAGGCATCAAAGTTACTTCCAGCAACAACATCATCAGGGAAAGCCCTATCAATAGTTATAGTATCTGTTGTATGTGCTGTTATTAATCTCTTTGCTGTCCCTATGTATATTTTACCACCTTGGAAATAGCCGTCTGAATATCCACTAAAAACTGAAGATGTCAAATCAAGTCCGTCTATATTACTCAATGTCCCAGGAACTCTATAAGCAGAGTCATTCAAATTGCACCCGGCTTTGAAAAGAACATGATTGCATAAACGTGACACTCTTCTTCTTTTTCCTATTCTCGGCATCGAAGAAATATTTGGACTGAATTTACACTTCCCTTTTCCGTTCGTGTCGAATGTTATTGATATCATCTGTCCACGCCAGAATGTCACATAGTTAGAGCCATGACCTCTTATAACAGTCAGATTCACACGTCCCTCAATTGGAGCGGAGACAAACTGCAAAATGAATTCATTATCTCTGCCAAAAATAATTTCAAGGTCATTAAGAAAACTCTTTTCAGATATTTTGTATTGTTGTCTCTCAATATTCTCCGGGATGTAATCGTGACTTGCATAGTTTATTATCACTCCTTCTGGTGACGTATTATATCTCCATGTCTGTCCCGTTTCTGCCGATATCAAATAAAGCTCCACAGGTTGCCCTGATGCTACTGATTTTTCGTCACTGTCATAACTCATTCTTCAATTCTCACAAAATTTAAGAGACATTCATTATGATTAGGCTCTATCCATTTAATAGAAACCTTGTCATTCGCAAGTCTATACTTATCTAAGAAACTAATCTCACAGTCACCAACCTTAATTTCAAATCCAAAAGAACTATTAATGGTGACTATCTCTTCACTTCCTGATTCCACAATCCCGGTAATCTCTCGGTAATACTTTGTCCCATCCGGGTATATAAAAGCAATGTGCTTTCTCAAATTATTGACACCCATATTATTAGCGAGTCCAATATTAGCAATGTTAAAATTAACGTCACTTGCTCCTATAGTCTGTGTCAATTCCATGTCCTTCTTAAAGGTTGGGCTATATACAGCAACTTGCCTTCCATATAGATGATGCAAAAATAATCTGAAATTCCAACACTCTTCTTTTGTCCAATTCTTAAATAAATGTGACTGTGTAAAGACATTAAAGTCACTATCAGAAAATACATCGAACGGGCCAGAACCACTGTCTGAAAATTGAATGTCAGCATCAGATTGATAATCAACAGCAGGCTCAACGTATGTCGCTTCAGTCAGAACTGTCAATCCATTATATGTCTCATCTGCTACAAAGCCAGTAAGAAGCTCATTTATAGTGACAAGAAAATCACATTCCATATAAGCAAAACCATCAGGATGCTGTCTCATAGTCACTGGCTTAATCATATTGGCGACTCTGAGCGGAATTATAAGTTTGTCACCAGTAAATGTAGTTTGTGTTTCAACTTCAAGAGTCAATGAACTATCCGTCTTTGTGGATATCTTGACAACTTCATAATTGTCCTCATCCACATATATAATTGCCAAACTGTCATCACGAAAATCAGCAAAGGTTGTGTCAACAGTTATCGAAGTAGAACCAGCACTAATTGTCCCTGAATGCTCTACAGCCTCAGCCCATACCGGGACACCCCACATTCTCTTTTGCCATGTAAATAAAGCAGCTTCAAACTTGGCTTGTGTCTGCTCATCATCAAAATATACAGGGACTTCAAATCCCTGTCTCGGTATCCTGCGAATTGAAATCCTCTGCTCCTTACCACTCTTACCTTTTATAATCTGTGTCAACCATTCCAATGTTTCTGTCACCGCTAAAAGTGGATACCAAACGAAAGTAATCACTCGTGTCCCGGACAAAGTAATTGTTGGTGTCTCTGTGCCAAAATCAAAAGTTATTGTTGCTGTGAATTCCGACGAACCTTCCTCAGTGACATCTATATCGTATGTTATTAATTCAAGAGCATCAAGATTGAATGGGGCTGAGTCCCCCGTCAATTGATACTCAGTAGGATTTGATTCATCAATTGACGTACATGACTTTTGTGAGAACCAAGCATTCCATACAATGACTTCTCTATTCTCAGGTGACAATATAGCACCAAACGCAATTACCAACGGGTCAACATGTATTCGGTAATAATAATCATCCCTAAAACTTCCCCTCTCACTACCTTCTTGTGGCATTTCCCTTTCAGTGACAGGAAGATTACTTACCTTTGTCCCCGATATAACCGCCGATATCTCATCTATATCAAGAACACTGAATGTCAATGATGTTGGTGAGTTATCAAGGATACTATCAGAGCACGCCGGGACATCATCCGGCCATAAAAAATCATTATCACCTGTTCCATTATAGGTTGCCATTATGTCACCTTTTTAACTGCAAACCCCTGTCTTGCATCTACATCATTATCTTTATCATGTTGTGGAAATATCATCCATGTGTCACTACCTAATACTTCTTCCTCAGCCGCATCATAATATTGTGGATTAATCATGCGGAGACTCTTTGGCTGTCCTAATACAGAATAATTATTGTTTGACCTCTTACCCAAAATATATATCCGGGAAAATGGAGAAAGAGAATTATAAAAGTTTGGTGACCTTACAAGCATACTCGTCAAAAGAGTATTTCTATAATAACCAGATGTCAAACCTACATAACTTGGTGAAAATCCCGGCACTCTCAATGTCTCTTGAAATCCTGTTGCTTCACTTCCTTCATATCCCAAAGCTCTCCATCCTGCCGATGAATCCATGTCAACATATACAGCACCATGACCTCTCCATAATGACGCCGTGTAATAATGTGACAAGAATCCTATACCTATCCCATTCGGACTATCATAAAGTATATCATAAGTTGCTTCAGCAGAGCTAAGAGAACCAAAGAAGAACTGTCCCCCTGTATACGCCCCGGCTTTTTCAAGACAGCCAAAACACAGCCATTGATATTTACCACTCTCATATTCAACAACAACTACAACTGTATATCCGTCACTGAAGAAGTAATAAGCTGGAATGGCGGTTGTTGATAATTCTGTTATGGCACAACCCCAACATTGACTACTTCCATTCGTAGGATGTCCCGGTTGGTTGTCCCAATTCTCACCACCATTATAACCAGTTGAACCATACATTCCAATCCCGGTAATCTCAGAATAATATTTACCCCCAACTTGAACAGATGTTGTGTGATAGTCATCAAAAACAATACCTCTTGTGACAGCCCGAAAATTGAAATACATCGTAGGGCCACCAGAACCAGCAACCATTTGAACATGAAGTCTTTTGCCGTCACCATCTATACCAGACCAACCAGATTCATACGAAGAGTCATCATCTGCCCACATATTAACTGTCCAGCCATCGGCTATTAAAAACAACCTGAGTTTATCCAACAAATCCTTCGGGCCTGTTGACGTTCCTGTTTGATAAGACATTTTATTTACTCCAATTTCATTGCCATATATACGTGCGTGTCCGTCCTGTGGACATTCTGTGCCACTACATAATTGACACCATCAATCTGTATTACATCCTCAGCAGCCAAACCATGTCCCGGTAAAGCATAAATTCCTTGTAACTCTCCGTAAATATTTATCTCAGGTGACGAACCATGAATGACAACCGGGAACAGAGGATAGCTACCATCAATATTTTGCTGTATTAATTCCCACCACACATTCCAAGGATACCCTGTCGTTGTATAGGGACTATGATAATAAGGCCACGTTCCCACTGGACTGACGGAAGAACCAGCTATGTCAGTGTTCAAATAGTTATAGACATCAAGCCAAGTGGCATTATTAAGAATACGGAAACAAGACCTGCTTCCACCATCATGTGACGTATCATAATAATTCCTATGCTCATAAGCAAGTCCTGACCATCTTTTAGCATCAGATTCATAACCAACCGAAGAGCCACCTATAGCAAGTGGATAAGGAATTTGATTTGGTATTCCATAAGGCAGCAAAAATCCCATATAGAGACATTCATAAACAGTGGAGACTTTCGCTATCATTGCAAACCGCCGTCCATTACCAATAAACCAGTAAGGAATTGTGCTATTCCAGAGACACACTTTTGGATTATAATTAGGGGCATCTGTCATTGCCCCCGGCTGTGTGTCAAAATCTGCCAAAGCTGAATAACCTGTATAGCCTTGCAAACGCCAATTATAATAATCGTCACCTGAATTGTAATATGTTTGAATACCAACATAAATCTCTTCACTGTTATTAACACCTTGTCCCTGAAGAATTAATTCGTAACCATTGTCACTGTCATAGTTGGTATCGAAGCTTTTAACTGTCCAAACTTCGTTTGAGGGCATAGGGTCAATTTCATCAATACCTGTCCCTGCTGAAGCAACTGCTCTCGTTGGGTCAACTAAAAACAATCTCAGACGATTCAGCAAATCTTTATAGTCACTTGCTGTTCCTATTTCATAAGCCATTATATTACTCCTGTCCTTTTCAATACATTGAGAATGACATGTTCACCTTCGCGGGAGTCCATTGCTCCTACAATTTCTGATTTGTCAAAGATATTATAATTCTTAACATTGACAACTGGTGGCGGATTTGCCCCAGTTGTATTGACACTGAGCTTCCCTTGGGAATTCCTTTCGAGCGGGACAAACGCTTCAGGTTTTTTCTCAGCAACATGAGCATATCTATCATTCGCCATAGGGACAAACGCTGGTGAATCGAATATGCCACCAAGAGCCATAGGGACAACACGACCCTGACTGAATGCCCTGCCCAAAGCTGCATAGGTTGTGTTCTGGTATGTGCCCATAGGGACACCTACTTGCTGTGTCCCACCTTTGCCCATCAACGAACCTAACCAACTACCTGCACCCATAGCCCCTTCAAGCATTTTAATCATTGCCATCTTTATAAATATCTTTGTCAATTCCCTCAGAGCCACACGTCCAAACTCTCTCCAATTAGCCTGTCCTGTCATAAAGAAATCTGTAAGCTCATCGGACAGATTTTCAAGCGTCTGTGCCGCCAAGTCCATCATATTGCCATAGACATCGGCGGCTTCCTCAGCCCACCGCTTAAGTGACTCCCATCTATCAGCTTTTCTTTGAAGCTCTCCTATCTCCAAAAGTTTTTGCTCATATTGAGTCACCATATCATAATATTCTTTCGTATCTTCAGCATATAACTTTGATACAGCCTTTTTGAATTCGATAAGCTTTACTGCTCTTTTACGTTCGTCATTCGTTTTGCCTATCAATTCTTTTTCGGCATCCAATGTATCAAGCATATCCTGAACAGCCTGTTGATTGTCACTTAATATTTTCCCTTGCTCAGCCATCAACCGCAATTGGTCTTCAAGGGCTTTTCTCTGTTTCTCCAATGCTTCTTTCACCCCAACAAGTTGTGGGACTTCCATTTTACTTTGTTGGTTCTTTTTATTTAGAAACTTTTGGTCTATTTCTATATACGCCTCATCAAAAGCCTTTGAGTAAGTAGAGACTTGCTCTTCCATATCTTTTTTCATATTCTCCAAATCCTTTGTCACATCCTCTACCTGTGCTTTTGCCGAAGCTGCTTCCTGCTTCATACCATGAGCCATTATAAGAAGAGGGCCATGTCCTAAATCCTTACCTGTCACCTTTTCCAATCTTTCCAAACCATCAGATATTTTCAAGATGGCGTCGGCTGTTGTGTCCTTCAACCATGCAACAAACTTGCCCCAACTTATTTTGATATGTAGAATGACAGATTGAAACGTGTACTTCATTGATAGCCAAGATTTCATTATTAATTCTATAGCAAAAGTCCCGGCAAACGATATCCACTTAAACTGGTCTTCAAGGTATGTCCCTATTTTATATCCAGCAATAGCAGCTACTACACTTCCAAGAGTCACTTGTAAAATACCAGCAGCCCCGGCTGAAGCCATAAGTCCCTTGGCTAATGCAAACGCTCCTAATGTCAATTTGCTCATCACAAGAGCCATAGGGCCAATGGAAGCGGCAAGCAACGCCATGTCAACAATAAGTCTTTGCGTAGGTTCACTCATCTTTTCCCATTGTTCTGTTATCCAACTAAGGAGTGTCCCAAACTTCTCTACACGCGGAGCAAGAAGACGGCCTATTGACTCAGCCATATTGACAACCTGATTCCATACCGCTTTCATCTTTGATAAAAAGGATTGCATCTGAAGCTCTCGGAGTTTTGCCATGACACCCTGAAGACCTTCAAGCTTCTCCTGATACTCGGCTATTCTGTCACCCAATCCCAATAATGGCAGAATTGCTTGTTGTGACCTTGCCTGAAAACCAAGCATTTCAAGTGTGGCTGCTTTCTGAGTAGGTGACAGGTCTTTTAATCTAACTGTCATTTCCCTGATAATATCAGCGAGCGGTCGTAGTCTTTTCTTTTCTGTGTCTTCAATTGTCACACCAAACTGTCTCCATGCCTGTCGATTGTCATTAAATCCCTTGATTGTCAATCGTAACATCCTGCCGAATAATGAGCCAGCATGTTCAGCTTTTATACCTTGGTCAGCATAAGCAGCAAGGATAGAGACACCCTCATTCAAGTCAATATTATATTGCTTCATTGCTGCACCTGCTTCAGTTGTCAATGCTGCCGAAAATTGTTCGGTCGTTGCATTGGCAAGAGTATTGGCAGCAATAAGAGCGTCCCCAACCTTTGTCATGTTCTTCATGTTCTGTGCTGAATCTTTTACTGTCAATCCCAAAGCCGATTGAGCATCTGTCAATAAGTCTGTAGCTCGTGACATATCGAATGCTCCTGCCACTGCAAACGCTTCCACTACTGGTAGAGCTTCGAGACTTTGCTGTGCATTAAGTCCCGCCGAAGCGAGATAGAAATAAGCTTTTGCAAGCTCGGTTGCTGACTTGACAGAATTCCCGGATATCTGCCTTGCTGTCTTCTCCATTTCTTTTCGCATCCTTGGTGTGATGTCCATCATTATAGCAGTTGACTTTGTCATTGCATCGTCAAACTTTGCAAACGAAGCGACACCGGCTGCACCAAGACCAATTATAGGAGCGGTCACCTTCATAGTCATGCTTCTGCCGAATGACTCCATACGCCGGGCAGACGTTTGAAGTGACTTCTCAAACTTTTTCATTTGAGCTTCATACTGTGACGCATCCATTCCAAGATGCACCCACAAATTACCAAGGCTTAATCCAAACATTATGTCATCCTTTAGATTTCAATCCCACACCCATTATAAAGAAACGCTTGGCAGCATTCATTTTGTCCCTGCCTTTGAGCTTCTTTTCTTTTTCTTCTTTTACAAACTTAATGAGCATGTCATCAATTCCAATTACCTTTTTATTCTTGCTTGGTATTGCATTCAATACACAAGCTGCTATCTGTGCAAGATAATGGTCTTCACGATGGAAGTCATTAACTTCCATGTCCATATAAACTTGCCAATCGTTAAAATCTTTCGATGACGTATAAAACTGTAACAACTGGACGGGGCACTTTAATCTATCAGCCAATCGAAACCACTGATAGCGTTCCCCTGTCAATCGTTTTTTGATTCATCGTCACCTTCTTCTTTATCCTTACCTTCTTCTTTATCCTTTTTCTTAGGAATAAACTTATGTCCACACTCCGGGCACTTGACTTTTTGTTCTTTTATTTCAAGACCGCTCAGCTTTTGAGCTATCTCGTACAGTTGGCCCAAAACTCTTGATGGAAATGCTTGAATGATGGCTTCACTAACAAGCTTGTCATCTTCATCATAGAAACATGCTGATAAAAGAGAAGATTGAAGTCCTTCAAAAGTCTTAAATCCAATGACTTCACCTTTTTCAACAATCGTGACTTCTTTCATCTTGTTCATATATTTGTCACGCTTTAGACCATCAAGCTCTCGGATTGTGTAAACCCTAACGTCACCATTTTTGTCGGACATCTTGACTTTTCTTTCCTCTAATACAAGAGAAAATTCCATTATTCCATTGTTTTTACTCATTTTGACATTCCTTTCCATTTTATTCTGCTCTATTCATTACGATTCCAGCTAATACGCCGCTGATTCAGCCCCGAAAACACCCTGAAGGGTGTTTGATACCGCCCTGAGCATTTTCAGGGCTAAAATCAGCGTTGTCCGGTTTTTCACGTGACTATGCAGCCGGGGTCAACACCGGGGCTGTCTCCACCTTGGAACTATTCTGATTGCTCGGAATAATTGTACATGTCGCTGTAGGTTGTTCACCTTCAGTTGACGGCCCAGGTGTGAACTCGTCAAGCCATCCCCAAAATACCAGTGTCGAGCCATCGGCAAATGTCACTGTTATTTGTGTATTAACCTGAATCAATGTCAATATCTGGTCATACACAGATGGGTCATAACTTGCTACAAAGGACATCGGCGACATGGTTTTCAATTGCTTCGGAGCTTTGGTTCTCCACACACTGTTCCTCATGGTTGTAGTGTCGTTCTCACCACCACCCTGAACACCGGGGGGAGTCACTTCTTTTTCCCAAAAGAGAAGTGACGTCCCACTTGCCAAAGCAGCGAAGGCGATAGTCGTAGAAAAACCATCATCAATTCTTTCACTTGCCATAGACATTTCCTTTCATTAAACTAATTCTTTCATTGTTACTAACAGATTCAAACTGAAGACATACCGCCGTGTCTCTTCTTCTTGACCAAGACAAGCAATACTGCCTATCCTTACAACATTATTTATTCTGTAATCATTCGACTCCACTGTGACCTGCGTTCTCTTAATGGCATCTATGTCAAGAGCTAAAGCATTTATTTTCTGCCATCCTGTAGATAAGTCACTACTTCTCAAAAATAACTCCACTCCATATTTCAAAATGACCGCCCCTGCCATTAAACGTCCCTCTTTCACCGGGGCTGTATCAAAGAGACATGCAGCATTCGCCGGGACATCCTTACCATCCGGTAATGAACTTACAAATATAGGCCAGCTTCCCCCGACACTTGGAGCAGTGACAGAACCCAATGTCTGTAAATATGTTGCCAATATCTGAGCAGGGGTATGAGCAAAGGCGTCACTTGTAGTTGGATATGAAGCAACGATTGTCATAGGCTCTATTGTGACAGCTTGGTCTTCCCACTGTGGAGCAGATTGGTCTATGATAGCAATGACATTCCACTCACAATTACGCTCTTCAGTGGTGAGGACAAGTTTGTAAACACCATTGCCAATATAAGTAGGCAAATTCACAGTGTTGGCAAATGCTCCACCATCTTTTGATATTTGTATGTCACCCACTTCAAATGTTGCTGGATTTTGATTATATGATGACTGTCCATACTCTATCAATGGAAATGTAATGGTTTTTATTAAAGCTGTCACTGGAGCAGTTTGTATCATCAAAGCTTGGTCTTCCCACTTAGAGCCAGATTGGTCTATAATAGTGACAGTCGAGAAAGCACATATTCTTTCTATAGCTGTAAGGACAAGCACATATAATCCACTTCCCAAATAAGTAGGCAAATTCACAGTGTTGGCAAATGCTCCACCATCTTTTGATATTTGTATGTCACCCACTTCAAATGTTACAGGTGTTTTATCAAAATCGGTATCCCCTGCTGTGACTAATGGAAATACTATTTTGCACTCATCATTATATTGTCTTTGAAATAAACTCATTAAGCAGCCCCTCTCATTAAACCACGTGACGCCCCACGCAAAAATCCTCTCTCCACTAAAATAACAATTAAAAATGGCAATGAGGGTGACGCAGATGAACTTGGACTTAAGCTCGGAGATTCAGACACACTTGGTGATATCGAGGGTGACTCCGAAGCTGACGGTGAGATACTTGGAGATTCAGACACACTCGGACTCACACTTGGTGACTCCGAAGCCGAAGGAGACACTGAAGGTGACTCAGATGCACTTGGACTTATACTTGGTGACTCCGAAGCACTTGGACTTATACTTGGTGACTCCGAAGCACTTGGACTTATACTTGGTGACTC